GTGTTTAAAGTAGTTGAAATTTCTATCACTAATAACCAAAAAGACGCTATCACTGTTGATGCTAACAGCTTCAAATTAGTTGATAATCAAGATCGTGAATTCAAATACTCTACACAAGCTCAAACTGCTTTCGATGTAGGTAACGGCGGTAAATCTGATTTCTTCTTAAAACAACTTAACCCTGGACTAACTCAAACAGGAAAAATCATTTTTGATGTTCCTGCTGACGCACAAGGCTTAGTTTTAAAAGCTCGTGGCGGTATGATGGGTAAAGAGATTAAGTTAAAAGTAGAATAGTTGAAGGCACTCGAAAGAGTGCTTTTATTTTTTCTCAATAAACGATATACATAAATATGGTAAAATTATATTTGCGAGATACATATTATTAAAATTAAAGTGGTTCAAGTCGGAGGAAGGCACCTTAGGGTGTCTTTTCTTTTTTCTTATTTTTATTTAGAAGGTATTCTAAGTATTTACAAACTATCATCAACGATCCTCCAAAAAAAATTAAAGGAAACATTAAATATACCATTATCATAAAACCCTCTAAATGAAGTTTATCCAATCCGTAACTCATATAAGAAACAAAAATATCTGCACCATAAACAAATAACAATAATAACAATGGTCCTCCTATAAATAAAACAGCCAAGTATACTGCATAACGGTAAACAGCCGTTCTAAAAGCACCCATAAACAATCCCCCCTTATAAAATTTCACGTACTATATCCGATGTGTAAAACCTAATTCTACAATAAAGTCTATTCTACCATCCGTCCCCTTATCCTCTAACCATGTAAGTAGTAAATTCCTTATTTATTCCTCTATCTTAATGAGTAGTTCCCCCGGGTCTTAAACAACCTCATATATTTCTGCTTTTCTTCGTAATTAAACTTGACTGAAGATCTTGAGGGTTTTTATCATGTGGGAACGATTATGGAACACGGCTGGAAGGCAGATTTATCCCCTACTTTGAAAGACTACAAAAAAAGTAATCAATCAAAATAGATGGATAAGCGTCTTGTTTTCGCCATGCGGTCACTTATAAGGTATCCGTATGTATAGACCCTGTTCACTCAGCGATCTTCACCGCATACATCCTTTTTCTATGGCTTGTCCTTGTAATATCGTCCCTACACGACAAACTGAATGTACTCCCTAGCACCGTGATGCTAACGATAACCACCCGAACCTTTTAGAGAATCGTCCCTGGGCAAGTTCTCGCCCTCCCTCACCAGAAGAACAGGATTCCAATGAGGGATGCTGTTTTTGTAGGCGCATACTCTGTACCCCCTGCACGACCAACAGCTAGCCACGCCGTAACACGTTCCCTCTATATAGAAGCACGGAATTACGGCTTATCAGTTTTTATTTACGTGGTATCAGGCAATTCCACGCGAACCAAAACAAAAAAGCATCTCCAATTCCTAAATGTCTGTACATTCACAAGACTTCTAGGTTTAGAGATGCCCGTTATATATCTTTTGGAATACAAAATAATCAAAACTAGTATTTACTAGTTGATATTTATCCAAACAATAGATAAAATGGGTATATCAAAGAAGCCTCGGAGAAAGGCATAATTGTTTAAGGATAGTGTTGGTGCACTACTTAAACCGAAGTCCTGCTTGGTTACAGGTTATGTCTAGTAAGTGTTGGTAGCAATTACTAGAACTGAGTCATTCCCACAACGGTTGGTAGCCGTTATATATGGGAGTGGCTTTTTGTTTTGTGTTCATATTCAATTGTTTTGCTCGATCTTCATTTATGTAAAATATCAAATTATGTTTTGTTTTGTAGAATAGTGCTTGTTGTGTACTACGTTACAACAGGCTTTTTTGTTTGTAAATACAGAAATGACAACTTTAAATTACGCAAAAGTAGAAATATATACCTACGCAAAAGTAGAAATATATACTTTTCTACCTAACTTTTAAAATAAGTATACTTTTTCAAAGTTACGCAAAAGTAGAAATATATACTTATAGACTTTTATATGTAGTTTATTAAATCAATGAAATCTAAAAAAACCTTTATTTAACAACATATAAATAACAATCCAGTTAAATACGCAAGGGTAGAAAAGTATACATTTCTACCTAAAAAAACTCAAATTCTATAACTTACGCGAAGGTAGAAAAGTAGAAAAGTATACTAAAAATATTTACGCTTAAGTATACTTTTCCACTCTTTCTAGAAATCCGTTTAAAAAACCTAAACTTTTCGACGGTATACCCTTGCGAATATAGTGTGCAGATGTTACATTTTACTCAAAGGTATACTTATTCGGAGTTTTTATGGAGGAATGTCGAAAATGAAAAGACAAGCTACTACATATGTTATTGGTAACTTTAAAGGCGGAGTTGGAAAAACAAAAACAGCAACAATGTTAGCTTATGAAGCTGCCACTGTATTTAATGAAAAGTGTCTTTTAGTAGATATGGACCCGCAGGGTAACGCAACAAGAGTCCTTGCGAAAACAGGTGATGTTGAACAAATAGATAAGTCTATTACAGATGCTTTTTTAAATGAAAATTTAGAGAATGAGATTATCCCAGTTATTGAGAACTTAGACATCGTTCCATCTAATACATCATTCAGAAAACTATCAAAAATCCTATTTGACCTGTTCCCTGAAGATGAACTTGCTCAAATTACTTATTTAAAAAAATTACTTGAACCGTTAAAAGATAAATACGATCGTATCTACATCGATGTGCCCCCAACAATCAGTGACTACTCAGATAATGCTATGATGGCAGCTGATTATTGTATCATCGTTTTACAGACGCAAGAATTATCTTTAGAAGGTGCTCAAACATATATCGCTTATATGCAGTTCTTAGCAGAAACATATGATGCGGACTTACAAGTTCTTGGTATTATTCCAATGATGCTTCATCAAGGGAAACGAGTGGACAATAAAGTACTAAAACAAGCGCAAGAAATGTACGGAGGAAATGTTCTAGATACTATTGTTAGATATCAAGAACGTTTAAAAGTGTATGATGTTGAAGGTATTCACAAAACAATTAACGTAAGCGGAAACGTGGATATGTGGGATGAAAAAGCCCATCAGTTATTCATTGATGTTCTTAGTGAACTAAATGAACATGAAAATTATTTCGCTACCATTAATGCTTAGGGAGGAGGCTTATTATGTCTAAAGTACCATTTCAACCTATACCCACAAAGCCTGGGAACACGTTAAATAACAAAGATGTAGAGATAAAGGGAACGAATGATTTCGGCCGCAATAGTGAACCTGTTAAGAAACAAGTTATTAAGCCTATCATCAATAAAGGAAAAGTAACTGTTCCTGAGAAAGCTGATCAACGTTTAGTTCCGTCTAAAACTGCTAAAATTTCACCTGCCGTTCAATTAAAACTAAATACCCTTAAGCCATTTATAAAAGAACAAGAAAATATGGATAAGGCATCGATTAACAGTATTATCGATATGCTTCTTGAAAGCTATGTAAATACTAAGCTGACAACACGGCAATCTGAAGGTTATAAAGGGATGTACAAGCACCTATATGAAATGTTGGAAAATAAATAAACAACAAATAGACTTTTCTTAGTCTGCAGAATGATTCTTAGCATTTTCAATCCTAACGTTAATGGAGATGAATTTCATGGGAATAATTACGAAAAATGGCGATAATATAATCAATTTCGATTTATTTACAGAAAAGTATGGTTGCATAAAAGTTGAATTTAAGCAGAAAGAAGGAGAAAGGTACTACTTATATGCTTTTCGTAATGATTTATCTGAATGGGATTTTGATAAAGGTGAATTAATTTTAATTACCCACAATGAAGATGAAGTTAAAAAGATTGCCTCAAAAGTGCTAACCTTATATGTAGGTGAGGTATTTTGTAAAGAATGCTTTAGAAAAAAAGACATAAAAAAATTATCTAATAAAGAAGGTACCAAATACTGGTGCCATTATATTTGGAACAAGACACCACTTCATACTAAAAAATTACTACAAGATGAAATTTTATACTCAATAGATAATATGGATTGGTCCATGATAAGAAATATAACAAATGACAAATCTCTTGTTTTCTTTGGAATATGTTCAGATTCTTGTATGACCCGTGAAGAATACAAGAATAATGATGTGATTCAAGAACAGATAAATTTAATTGACGATATCTGGGAAGAACTAATAGCAGAGGATATAATGAACGGTCCTGAAAGTTTATTAGAAGATATATTGTGTGATCATATATTCATTATTGAAGAAGGTATGCGCTTCATAGAAAGACAACATAGAGTAGAAAATGGCATTATCGACATCATAGCAAGCGATAAAAATGGAACTAAGTGTATTATTGAATTGAAGACGGTTGAAGATGATAAAAGTTTAGCGTGGCAATCCGCTTATTATCCATCTTGCTTTAATGAAGACGTTCGTATGATTACAATAGCCCCTAATTATTCAAATAGAATATATAACGCTCTTAAAAATATAAATAATGTCGAAATGAAAGTTTTTAGCAAAGATTCAAACGGAAAGCTTGCTATAAGAAATTTTGATGGCGAAGAGTCTGCCTTAGAAATAACTGAGGAATCGCCAATTATTTCATAAATGATTAAGCCCTACATATGTAGGGCTTTTTGTATAATTACTCTTAAGTAGAAAAGTATATATTTCTACTTTTCTACTTAAGAGTAGTTTATTACAAACCCTCACCAAAACCTCCACCACGGCTTTTTCTTCTCTTTCGCAGCAGCAACCTCATCCCGAAACTCCTGCATCATTCTCTTCGTTTCCTGCATCTCACGTAGTGTCTTCATAAGCGTCTCGTCCCGTGCTTCCAATCGTTTTTCCACTCGCTCATTATGTGCATCTACGCTTGCTTTGATTTCCTCGTTGCTCTGCTTCGCTTGCTCACTCAATCGTTTCTCCATCGCTAACATACTCTGATTCATTTCTTGCGCCATAACGCTATACTGTTCCTGTAATTGCTGTTTAATGTGGAATGGCACTAAGTCCGTTTCCTCAGACTCTTCTTGAATCAGATCCGGATTAACTTTCTCTATTTGCTGCGCAATCATCTTCGCTGCCTTCTCTAGCGTCATACCGTCATGCTTACTAAGCTCAATTAACTTTTCAATCACCATAATGTCACTGTCTGTGTATTGTCTTCTGCCGCGATTGTCTTTCTTTACTGCGAATCCTTCACGTTGTAATACTTCCATGTACTTTCTAAGGGTGCTATCGGAAATTCCTAATCGCTTGTATACTTCACTAGCAGAATAAACAATTTCGTCCGTCATAACGTCACAACACCTCCTAGTGACAGTATTCCATGATGGTTAGGGAATTCCTGCAAAGAAAAAAGCCCAGTTTAGGGCTTTTGATTCTATATCTCGTATTTGATTCATAACATATATATTGCCTGTTATCCTTGTAACTCTTCCCATCTTCGACCGTACAACTGGGTGTGCTGTTTAGTTAGGGAAGAGTTACTATAGCTACTTTTTTATCAAACATACAAACATTCTTTTCTGTTTTGTTGGACATAAATCAAGTGTTCTCATAATATTTTCAGCGTTATCTATACAATTTGCATTAACTATATTATTTCTCCACATCCAACGTTTCTTGTCTATACTTCTATATACAGCTCCACTATCCCCATTAATCCATAGCCGATTATTACAACCCGTGATATCTGAACGAATCCAGTGCTTTTTATTAATTATTTTAATCACCTCTACATTAAGACATAAGGAGTTACATCACCTGTTACCCTTGCAACTCTTCCCATCTTCGGCCGAACATTTCTGCATGTTGGATAGTTAGAGAAGAGTTGTTATATCGTTCTTTATCATCCCTTGGCGGAAGCATATGAACCATAAATGCATGTAATGGTTCCTTTGTATTTAATATCGCTATTGAATAATGTTTTGGTGTTCGCAATGCATCTTCTATAGTGAAGGTAGGTTGTAACCTCTCTTTTGCAAGGTCAAAAGTTCCTTTATGATCGTTGGCAAATAAGAACTGATTCACACCACCAGCAATAAGATTATCTCGTAAATAATCCGGCAATTTCCCCCAATGGTGAAAAGCGAATATTGAACCTAATCTTTCTTTTCTTCCCTCTGTTGCTATACGGCCCATTAATTTAGCAAGCCCTTTTGATTCAACCTGCTCAGGTTCATTAAAAATTAAGAAGCAGCCGTGTCTATCTTTATCTTCCTCACTCATTAGCATTCTCGTCATTAATACTTTTAAAGTAACCCAATGAGCTAATATATTACTAGCTGCACCTAATTTACGTTTAGGCATACGGATAATAATCACTTTCCCTTCCTTCATCCATTTCTCAAAATTCACATTTTCTTTTGGTTGTTGAGCGAATATATCATGTAATGTATCATCACCGAAAAACATATTTAGTCTGCTCAAAATAGCATCACACTTATTACTTAATGCTTCATTGTCTCCCCACTGCAACAACTCCCTCGCTAGTCTTTCATACCCTTCCTCCAGTAATTCACTTATTCTATCAACACGGTAATCCTCATCCTCAATTATTTTCTTAATGTTAGAAAGAGATCCTTTGCTGGCTTTTGCTGCTTCCATTAAATATTTTTCGGAACGTGCTAAACCTTCTAGATTCATAAAGTCAATCATTTCTAAAGCAAAACGCGAACCGCCTTTTCTTCCTAATTTCTCTATAACTTCTGTTAAATCCATCGGGATGATATAGTCCTCATTTGATAAATCTAAATCAATTATTTTATCAGACGGCAGTAGATCGCGTATTCCATCAGCCATTCCTTTATGGCCGGGCTGACATATCCAATCAGGAATAACAAACGAAATATTATGTTTCATTGCACCTTCATAAACAAAATTTTGGATACTATTGTCTTTTCCGCTCCCTTGTTTACCAATGAAGGTATATCCGCAATAGAACTCTTCCTTTTGATCCGCTTGTAAACCAACATTAATTTTCTTGTCTTTATGTTCTGCATAACCAATTAATAGATTGTTAGGATTTTGCAGCACACTCGGAATATCCGTTTCCGTTCTTTTCTTCACGCTTAACGCTTCGTCATAACGCCGTTGCAGTTCCGCTGTAGGCATTTGCATTGCTAACTTAGCCATTTCATCAGTTGAGATTAAATTAACGTTACCGTTCATTTTCGTGCGTTTGGAGAGGTGTAATGTATTTAACTCTTGGAGAACTTCTTTCTTTCTGCTCTTTATGTTAATTTTAACGCCGTGTAATTCGTTATTATCCGCTAGTTCACTAAATGAGAGGGATAAGGTTTCGCTTATCGTTTCACGCGTCAGACGGTCTTTTGAGTGCGCTGCTACGCGTATATGACTTTTAAAAACGGGATTGTTTAATTTTTCACGACTTGCATTACTAATATGGCGTGAATTAATCTCATCCTCCAAGCTAAACGGATTTTCAACTACTTTCCCTTTCTCATATGATTTATTACTTTTGAAAAAGGTATTAGCCAAAGCATTAAACAAATCCGTAATTAAGAAATTCACTTCATTCACGAAACCTCCGAGTGCTTGTTTTGAAGCCCCTAGCACAATCCTGGAGTTAATTGTAGCTCTTTGCGGAACTTTTCCTTTAGAAAGTTTCTCATAAGCCCAAGACACGTTCTTTATCCACTTTTGACGATTCTCTGCTTCATTACAGATACTTAGCCTTGCAAAGTCTCCATCAAATTGCAATTCGTCTATTGTGTTCATTACTGCTGCAATAGGTGTCTTTTGCTCATTCATGTTTGTGTTCAAGCTGAATATATCGTGTTTTAGATACTTTAATTCCTGTATAATTGTGTTTTCTTCCGGGACTTGTATTTGCTCGAGAGATGCTTCTTTAATGGTGACACTCATTTTGTTTTCTAATTTTCGTTTTAGCTTGGTCGCCTGATACTCTGAAGTAGATACATAAAACTCAATTTTCTTTTGGCCATCCTCTTGTTTAAATATCACATCAAACCAAAACAAATCCTTTTCTCGGTATACAAATCGTAGTCCATCACGTTCTAAACGCGTTCCTGGTGATTCATACATTTCATACATCTTATAAATAGCCTTCCATAATCGGCGCGTGTTATTTGTAACATTACTGTGCGGAATAATACGATACACAACCATTTTGTTTTGTTCTGTTTGAAAAAAATCAGACCACGCTATTGTTTCCGTTCGTTTCCACCACTTCTTTTTCTTCTTCGGTATTTCTGCCGGCACACCCCCAAGATAAAGCGCAGGGTAATAAAACTTCTGCTCCTGATCCGGTAAATTCCCTTCTTTCTTCTCACCCACTTCAAACACCTCCAAGGATTGTAAGTGCAAGAATCAAAAGAGCTGCATACCAACTTACTGTTTTCATAAGGCTCCCTTTCCCTAACATGGATGAAATGATGATAAAAGCACCTGCTGCTATCGTGGTATATCCCATCAAATCAGGCAGACTCACAATAAACCAATCCCATAACAATGCACCACACTCTTTAAAGAAGTGTCCAATCGGTTTTAAAATGAATTCTATTTCTGTATGAACGATGCTATCGCTAAAACTATTTAAAGCATCCATAAATGAGCCTTCTTTTGCTTTTTCACCGATATAACCACCTGCATTAGCTAGAACCATTTTTCCACCATTTAAGATGAATTTCATGATGTCATCCCCCTTAAATTCCTTTTAGGAAATCACGGATATCTACTGCATGCCGAGCTAAAATATAGCCACAACAACAGCCGATTAGGATCTCTAAACTTTTAGTTCTGTGCCCCAAAGCCCAACTAGCGCCACTAAAAATTATCACTAAGACAGTTCCTGCATCAAATGCATTCATAATAGCTCCATGGACGTTACCAAAAGTGCTATTAACTGTAGCCGCAAGTGCCGCTTTAGGTAGAATCATGATAAGCGAACCGCTAGTTGCGGTAATAACTCTTTTTAAAACGGTAATATCACTTTTATCCTTGTTTTTATAACTTCCATCCATAAACGAACGAAACGGTATTACCTCTGTTTTCGCCATGATGTACACCTCTCACATGTTATTTTTTTAACAGGACATACTAACGGTAAATCCTTAAAAATGGAGGGACTTCTTATGCATGTAGCTATTGGTGTAGTAGTAGGGGCAATTATCGGAGCTCTTGTTAATATCTTTGTGGGTTAGATGGCATAAACGGCAGTGAACTTGGGGGAGTTTGCTGCTTCTTTGTTTGCGATTTAAGTTGTTGGATCCGTTCGGATGCAGTTGGTTTTGGTTTCGGAGGTGCAGCAGGAGTTAATGTTTTTTCGGTTTTAATTTCCGTTTGCTCTGCTTTTGGCTGTTCAGATTGCTTTGTATGCTCTTTTTCTATTTCTACAAGACTCATAGCTTCCCAAATTAGTTTCTTCACGTATCCGCTAAAATTACGGCGTTTAACGTGTTGTAACATTAATCTATCTTTCTCGTTCTTTTCGTTAAAAGCTACTGGTTTGCTGAATTTAGCCATCTATAACACTCCCTTTTGGTAGTAGCGGTGATATCGCTTTGTTAAAAGGTATTTCGTGCTGCTTGCTCAATATGCCAAATCTTTTTTGCAATTGCGTATAGTTTTGTGCATTTTGGACAAGGATGATTAAAAAAGATTACGGAGGAGATTCATGTGTGGGGTAGAGGTATTGGGAGACACAAAACAAAGTTAGCTAAATTTCTAGCTAACTACGATTATTCAATACAGGAGTTTTCCAAGGTGAGCAAAGTAAACAGAAATACATTGGGGCAGTTATGCAATGATAGGGATTATGTACCTTCTCCAATTACCATACAGAAGATCATGAAGATAGTTAGAAAACATGAACCAAGAAAGCAAGTCACTGACTTTTGGACTATGTAAAACGATAGTACCGCTATTACCAAAATAGACATAAAAAATAGCCCTACTTTGGCAGTGGACTTGTTGATTAGCTATAAGCGCGCTATACGCTATTAGCTATATGCCGAGAACATGAAAATGTTGCATGTACATAGATAGTAACTTGAAATACATCTTTATATTGAACCAAAAGGAGTGTCTAAAATGGAAAAAGAGCAAGATTATCTTAAAAGTGTGATTTTCTTTATGCAGGAGCGTGTTAAATTCTTAACGTCTTCGATAGTTGATAACGAAAAGGAAATAAGGGAGAATGAAGGCTATGGACAAGGGATATATAAAGGATTAGTAATGGCTCAACAAGATGAAATCGATTTCCTCCAATTTTATATAGATTATTTTGGAAAAAAATTAAAAGAAAATAACAACTCTAACAAAGCAGTTTAAAAGGAACGTACGTTCGTGTATAATGAACATAAATTACACGAATCGGGGGATCATCATGGATAATCAGAATTGGGGCGCACCTAAATTACGCGGGAGAGGAATGGTAAAGTGGCAGCCATTCGCCAGTATGCCGGAGCAATTCGCAGGGATTAGAGAAATACTTAGTGATTTAAATAAAGTACCAAAACCAATTGTTACAGAGGATATGCAGGAACAACTGCAAATAGGACTTGTACAGTCACTACAAAACAAAGAAGAAATATTGATTTCTTACTATCGTGACGGAATGGTGCAAGACATGTACATAAATGTATTACATATTGAACCGATGACGAAAACTGTGTATTGTACGGATGCCTATGGTTTGAATATTGAGTTTAAATTTGAAGAGTTAGTAAACATAAATTAAACAATCCACTATTTTAGATGTAATTAGAAAAAGAATCTTACAATTTTCTTCTTAAATTGGTATGATTTACTTAATTTAAGGGGGCGGTCTTGTGGAGTTAAGAACAACAGCAGACGGAAATTCATATATCATTGAAGTTAAGAAAAAGAAAGCTTCAAAAAAAGGCATTGTAGCTCGTTCATTAACACTATTAACAGGTTCATTTTTTATTATTATAGGAGTTATTCTATCTATAACAATAATAGGTGCGATTGTTGGTATACCATTAATTATCTTCGGTTTACCTTTCGTTTTTGCTTCCTTAGGATATCAACGTGTAGAATGTCCTAATTGCAATAGAAAACAGACAGTGAAAAAGGGTATTGGTAATTTTAAATGTCATAGTTGCGAAAAAAACACATTAATCGAATGGAAATAATAAGGGGAAAATAACATGAAAATCATTCGCTCTATTTTTAACGGATTTCGTTTAATGAGTAAAATTATGAATCCGATATTAAAGGCGTTATCTAAAAGCAAATTTTAATTACATAGAAATTAAAAAAGCCGACTCCTAAATTGGAATCGGCTCTTGTTATTATTTCACTTCATACCACCAACCTTTACGATCTAGCCAATCTGTCATTCCTTTTAATTGTGCTTCTGATGTTGGGTCAGTAACGAAATACGGTAACCCATCAGATTGTAAAAGGAAGGTAGCTGTCATTTTCAATGACGTTAGTGCTCCCATAGCATCAGGGGTTTCGTACGGTGAAAAAGCTCCTACATGGATAATATTTTGTTTAGGTACCTCTGCTTGTTCTTGTTTCTGTTCTGTTCCAGTAAACCATGCTAAAGACTTATTTCCTATAAGTGCATTAAGATCACATTTACCGATACCAGGTACATTTCCTGTTTCAGTGTATTGCCAAATGTCACAAGGATATGCTGGTTTATTGCCACCATAACGTGGAATCCATACAAAGTCGCATTTTACATTGGCCATCCCGAAAGGTGCATACATATGATGACCAACATATAAACCAACTTTCTTAGCGCCTAATCGGTATAATTCATCGATAAACGCTTGTGTTCCCGTTCTCATATCATCCATTGTTTTCACTTCTACATCCGCAACCCAAACCGTAGCATTTTTATCACCGCGACTCCAGAAGTCTTGTGCTTCTTTCTTCGCATCAGCAATTGAAACAAAGCGGCAAAATGCATAGTTACCAAAAGGAATGTTATGCTGCTTCATAGCTTGTACATATCCTTTGTATAATGGATCTACGTAATTTGAGCCATCTTGCACACGAGCGATAACAAAGTCCAAATACTGTTTTGCGACTGGCCAGTTGATATTACCGTTCCATTTTGAAATATCTACGATTTGACCCATTATTGATCCGCTCCTTTTTTATCTTGATCCGCAAACCATTTACCAGCGTTAGGATTCGAAATTACACCTGCTGCAGCTAAAATAAAGAGCAATACATCAACATACTCCTGATATCTCCCTAAATTAAAATGAGGGACGGTATCCATAAGTACCATCCCTAACAGTGCGAACAACGCAACCCATAATCCGCGATTTTTAAGTTTTTCTTTCATATTTTAATTCATCTCCTTTTCTACATTATCAAGGCGCTTATGTGCGCCTTTGGTGCTTTCTTCTACCCTTGTAATACGCTCGCCAAGTACTATCATCTGTTTTTCATTCGCTTTCAAATCAATACGAATATCATCAACACCTTTGCTGATGTACTCTAATTTCGCGTTCGTTTCTGCCCCTTGTCTACCATCTGACTTAATCTCTTTCGAGCGATTCAGTGAATAAGACATATATCCTATAAATGCTGATACGATCGCAATAACTACTCCTACTTCAATTGTCATTTTTTCACTCCTTTAAGCAAAATAAAAAAGACACTTGTATGTCTTTACCTAAAACAACTTATATCCATGCCGAAAATATCGGCAATATCATTTTCACTACGATCAGATAAATAAGATTCAGTTGTTGATACATCACTATGATTAGCTAGAGATTTTAGTTTTTCTAGCGGTATTCCTTGTTCTCTAAGATTATCAAGCCTAGAATGACGAAAAGCATGAGGGTTAATTGTAATAACCTTTCCTTCTCTTTCACTTAACATTCCGGATAAAATATCGCACCAGTAATTAAAGGCACTCTTATTTACTACTCGCTTTTCACCATTTCTATATGTCTTCACAAATAACTGATTGATACTGTCTTCGCCTCTACCTTCAAGGTACTTCGAAATCAGAATTCTAGTTCGCTCGTTATAATATAACCTGAACTTCTTACTCCTTTTCCCTACTACGGTATTTGTGTAGTATCGCTCTTCTAATCCCTCTTTTAATACTTGATGTACTTCATTCTTTCTTGCTGCACTGTAATAAGAAATCGCTAGATAAACAGCAATAAGCGTTTGATTTTTCTTCTCCAGTTCATCAAGTAACCATTCAATCTGCTCTTCTTTTAAAAATGTAATTTCTCGAACTGGATTTTTAGGTAAACCTTTTACTCTTGAACCGATATTAAACTCGTATTCATAATCATCATCGTCAGCACAAAATTCTAACGAGGACCGTAACGCACTCATTAGCCCATTAACGCGAGCATTGGACATGTCCATCTCTTGGAATACGATACAAAGATTACGAATATCTTTTCTGGTCAATTCTGTAATATTTTTATTATCAAAATGCTGATAAATTAAAAACAAAATGATTCTTAAATCCCACTCATATTGTTTTAAAGTGCTTTTCGCCTTACCTTGCGCTTTCTTTTCAATCAGGAAGTCTCTAATTAGATTTTTATTATCTGTATTAACGTATTTCTCGTAAATTACAGGATCTACAATTCGTTTCACTACAACCACCTCCTGAGAAAAATAAAAAAAGCATGCCACTGCATACTTTTTATTAAAAGCCGTATTTTATTAAGTTATATAATTAATTTATTTATCTAATTAAAATGCTTATTATTGTAAATAATAAAACCCAAAATCCTATTGATAGTATACCGCCATAAAACAAACCTTTTCCAAAGTTCCATTTTTCTACCATACTATCCACCTCTTTCAATTAAGTTACTAATAGAGTAATCTAAACTTGTTAACTCTTAGTGAATTTAACGTGAAGTGAATATTAAATTTTACTAAAATTAGCTAAATGGAAGATTGTACTATTACTAACTACCGTTTCTGCTGATACAACCGCATTATCGGAATCGTAAAAGGTTATTAGCACGCTATCTGTATTTGGGGTTGCTGTAATTTTATATTTTGCTGCAAGGCTATTACCTGGCGTTACCAATGGAATAGGTTTCTTATTAAACGCTGTGTCGAAAGTTAACTTTAAAGAATTACCCTCGTAACTTAAAGTTCCTTTGTCAGAAGAGCTATATTCGTCAATTACCCAAGATCCATTGTATTTGTTTATGGTATATGTTTTATTTACATCATTTTTCTTATCAAAAGCACTTCTTTTAAGCCTTACTCTCAAATTTTTAATCTGATATTTTCCAGAAGCGTTGGTAATAAGCCCAATGAACAACTTATTGTTATTATACTGTGAATTTCGAACAACGAATTTTTGTTTTAAAAGTTCCCATTGTCCCTGTTGTGACGGGAACATATAAGTACTATTCCCCTCAACACCCGATGAATTAGGAACAGAAATTTCATTAAAATAAACACGTGGATATTCTCCGATCACTGAACGTATTTCGCATTCTATTTCAATGATGTCTCCAATATAGGTATTTGCGAAGTAAAAATTAAATCCACCGGATTTTGTGTTTGATGATTGTGCTGTTAATAGTCGAGTCGTAGAATCGAAGAAAAAAGTGTCATCTGTGACTTGGGAATCTGAATCTACTTTATTAAACGAAGATGAAGAACGGTATTTTACATAGTCTTCATTTGTTAATAATACATAATCAACATCTTGATAAATGGACAAATTAATCTCTCCTTTATAACAAACTTCCTGTCAGAATAAAATCCACGCCGCGCCTCATATAATCTTGCTGTTCAGAAAGTAAATCTATACTACCGGTTCCCGTAGGACTATAAATAGCCATTTTCACTCCGTTTTCATGACAATACTGTATATTTTCTACAGTGGCGCTATATCTATCGCAAATCAATAAGGCATTCCCTAATGATTTAACATAGGCAACATTGGCTGTACTCCAGGGGTTTAAAATTACTCCTAGTATTATGTTTTTGTCCATACTGCGCATGAATTCTAACCATGATTTGTTATATGATGCTACAACAGATTTCTCTGTCAATTTATATTTTTTTAACAAGTTATAAACATTGGTGCAATCTCTTGTCTGATTACTTATATTTTTTAGTTCTACAAAAGGAATGACATTGTATTTAACAGCTATTTTTAAAAAGTCTTCCAATGTACAAAGCTTAGTACCCTCATACATCTTCACATTCGCTCCTGCGTCAACCAGCAACGATTGAATCTGATCATATGTCATGTTTGCTATAGTTCCAGTTCCATTCGTCATAGCATCGACTGTACTATCATGATTTATGATTAAAAATCCATCTAGCGTCACACTAACATCACACTCGATAAATTCAAATCCGTATCTTCCAGCCAATTCAAAAGCCGGAATTGTATTTTCTGGAGCTAAATTCATCATGCCTTTGTGAGCAATCATTTTTGTTCCAATATAATTATCTAAAATGTTTTTTTGCCCCAATTGTAGTTCAGTTACATTTTCTGAGATGTCTTTTATCCGAGCATCATTTTTGTTATAATCCGAATCTATTCGTTCTTTTAACGTAAAATGTGCATTATTATCGGCATCTACCCTCGCTTGAGCTGCTTCGACTGAAGAGTCTCCATTAACAACAATTTCAGCCAATTGTTGTTGCACACTATTGGATAATTCATTTGCTTCTAGCGCCTTATCCTTCGCTAAAGAAGAATCTATTATTGCTTGTACATTTTTTTGTTCAATGTTGTTGTATGATTTTTCAAGCTTATCGCAGTTATCGTTATAACCATTACGTAAATATCTGTCCGCAAAATTATTAGTCCATCGATCTAGTTCTATTGGCATAATTTCACCATCCTTGTTGTCTAATTAGAATAAAAAGAGAGCACGTAATACGTGCCCCAAATTATTTTTATTGATAAGCTGGTACGGCTTCCGAAATACCATTAATCATAACACTTACTGCGTTTTCAGTTTCTTGTTTGATTAAGAGTTTATCTCCTGGATTTAGTACAATAAACGTTTCGCGAACATCATCACCATTCTTTACTTTCGTAGTCATAATATCAATAGTATTAAGTGTTAATGTCACTTTTTGTTCTGTTTCCAGGGAGTTATTGAACATCAATTGTTTTACAGTAATTTGTTGACCTTGCTGCACATCGCATACTACTAATTTCTCTGTTTGTGGTTTTCCTAAGTAAATTTGAACTGATTTCATAAATAATTCCTCCTAAAGTTTGTTTTTATATAAAATTCGTTTTTTAATACTTCTCTATTAACCTTCTAACCACACACGGAATATCCGGGCATAGGCTTTCTTTCCTGCTACTTTATTTCTCATTCGTAAGTAAAAGGCTTCTAATTCACCATTCGGGACACCCAAATCGTATATAAGTTCAACACCATTATTTTGATTAGGAGGTGATGATTGAGTTGATGTAGCGCTACTTCTTATAGTGCTACCATCACCATCAACTATCGCAATTTCAACTTCTCCGCCAGCTTCGGTGAATATTTGTGCCGCCAATTTGACGTATCTTGTTTTATGTTCAAAAGTGTAGAATTGACAATTATCTAAGACATCATGTGCTGTGGTTAGCCACCAGCCATCTTCTACTACATTTATCCCACGATATGGCGGGTAATGCCCTGCGATATCAAAACCATACTGTAAATAACCATTATTAATTACTGCATATCCATCTGGTCGTTCAATACGAATCATTCCACCGTGGTAATCACTACCACCAGCGCCATGATGAACGTATCGATTTGGATTATCTGGATCTACCATCCACATACCTGTGTGGTCGGAAAAAACTTGCGTATTCATATACAAACGTTTTAAAGCTAAATTTAGGTTTCCACCATCGTCTAATAACTGTTGTACTTGTTTTTGCGTTTGTTGAAACTGCGCTTGTATAGCGCTCATCGTTTTGAGTTCTTTAAATGTACTCAATTCAATAATTGTACTCTTTGTCGGGTCCGTTGGATCATCTTCTATTTCAATGACGCGAATTTTTACTTTCACATCAGCCTTTTCATAAAACATATAAACGTAATCACCATAATTAAACTTGTGCAATGGTGATAATCCATTAGCAATTAAATTAACAATACTAATTTTAAAACGTGTATCTGGTACATCATTTATTTCCTTTTTGCACGCTTCTAGTAAAGTTTCTTTTGTTTTATACCGCTCGTCGCGAATTGGTTTTTGATGAATCCTTCCGTACGCCTTAGCCATAGGAGACTCATATTCAACCATAAACTCTTTATCGGCTGCATCTTTTCCATATCCTCTAATATACGTAGCGAAGTTTGCCATATCGGTATCTTCTTCAAACGTTTTTAAGTTATGTCCATAACGGAATTGCGCATCAGTTTCTACACCGATTTGATTTTTAAAGGTAATCGTTTTTGTTTTATTATCAATTTGCATTTCAGCACCATATCTATTCAAAGCCTTCTGTAATAAGGATGACCTTGTATCATCGCCTAAATTTTCGAATGTTGTTGTTGCAAACGCGCCTTGATTAATGTACTTCCAACTCGTCCCATTAAAAATAAAATCCATACATTGTTTAAAATTAGCGGAGCCATTGTATAAAGCGTATTGCCAATCCATCATATTATCGAAAAAAATATGAACAGCTGTAACGGATTTACCATAGTGACCACGCTTGTTTACTCCTAAAATGACATATTCATCGCCAGACTTATCTTTTATAATCGCCCTTTCATCCACAAGGTTATAGGCATGTTTTACGTTTGGAGTATTCAGCAAATAAAAAGAAAGAGAGTGTTCACCATTCACACGTCTCTTTCTCTTTACTTCTTTATAATCTGTTAACATTTCAGATTGTCCGTTCAATCCCTGGACAACTAACATAAACTCACCTCCTTATAAGTAATAAAATTTAAAGTCGAATTTGATTTCAAAACTACCTTCCGTTCCAGTTAATACAAAATCGTTCCAGCCAGGTTTTAATGTAATCAATCCCCAATTCGTTTTCCCGAAGATACTCCCAATAGCAGTTTGGGATGATTTAACACCATCTAGTGTAATAACATCACTTCCTGACGCTGTACTACCTGTGTAGCTCCAAAGGTCGCCTGTAGTAACGTTTTTTATAGATAGATTATTAGATACACCTTTATAGGTGATTTTCAAAGGAAACGATCTTGGGTCTATAGTTTCATCACCAGCATTATAAATACGAAATGATGTTGTGTTATGGATGTACTTTGTATCTTCTGCAATCAATCCTTGACCGATTTGCCAAAGGTTTGAATCAAATGTCATTGGATCGGTTGTTTTCCCGATTGATTCAGCATATGGATACTCTGAATACAGAACTAGTTCGCACCGTCCTAATGTCATAGTCACAGGTTCAGGTGTAAATGCTTCAGCGCTTACTAACCAGCGTTTCCCAGGTTCTTCACTAGAAATGACATAAAATTCTTCTCTTGAATCAAGTATTTGAAAGAATTCATTTCTTTTTAAGACATGATCAAAGAAATCGTATGATGTAAACAAAAGTTCAGTATGAATAGACCTCCCTTCAATTTCAGTACCAATACTGACAGGAGGTCTACCACTTACACTTTCTCTTTGTCTATTTACTTTTATGGATTCAGGACGAAATTTCAAAACGATATAACCTGTTTCTTTAGAAAGTTTATACCGCTTTCCATTCTTCCTTTCTATGATTAAATGCATTATCTCGCCCCCGAAAAGAATAGTGTTGTATTTATTTGTCGCCCTTGTGCAATATCTACTATAGGTGCAACAACTTCTCCGAGGATTTGCTCATTTACTACAAGTTGAATCGTAGCATTTCCATTGCCTACTACACTTCCAGGTGAATAACCACCATTTGTTTGCGTTAAACCATAATTACCGCTATCCACAGATGGTGTTGCTGCTTCGCTCATTGCTTGTGAAGCCCTATTGATTACACCAATTGAGTTTTCCATACCAATCGCAAGACCAGCACCAATTTGCTTACCAACCGCATCGCGCATAAGTCGGGAAGGTGAATGGATATCAAAGAAATCTGTAAATCCTTTTTTAATACCGCTTCCGATTTCCGATACCTTATCCCACACAGCACCAGCCATGCTTCCTATACCACTAATTAATCCGCTTATGATGTCTTTTCCGACACCTAATAAATCTACTTCTTTAAGAGTATCGATTATTTTGCTACCTATTTCTAGGGCAGCACTTCCTAACTCTCCTAAAAGAGATAGAAGACCTTCAATTAACGCTCCGATTAGCTTTACTCCTGCTTCTAGTAATTTCGGTAGATTATTAATAAGTTCTCCTACTAACGTTACAATCAAATTTAATGCGGCTGCTATCAACTGTGGTAAGACTTGAATTATACCTGCAATTAAAGCTAATAAAATATTTATACCCGCACTAATAATTTGAGGTAAATTCGCAATTAGAGTAGATGCGATTTTAACGATTAAATCTAATGCTGCGTTAATCAATTGTGGTAAAACTTGTACAATCCCATTTATTACAGCTAAAAGGATTTGTACCCCTGCCTGTATAATCGCTGGTAAGTTCGCAATTAAGGTAGTAGCCACTTGTGTAATTAAACTAATTGCTAACGTAATTAACTGCGGAAGCATTTGAATAATCCCGTTTATTAAACTTGTCAAAACCTGCATACCAGCTGTAATAATCATTGGTAAATTTGCCGTAATTGCTTCAATTAATGTAGTAATTACAGTGATTATCGCTAGCGCAATCATTGGTAAGGCTTGTGTAATTCCAGTAATCAATGAAATTAGTAAATTAATACCCATTTCAATTAATTGTGGAAGAATCATCATAAGTCCATTAATAATCGTCTGAATTATCGATACGGCCACAGGGATTAATTGTGGAAGCATCTGCATAATACTTGTTATTAATGTCATAATAAGCTGAAGCCCAATTTGAATGATCGTCGGTAAAGTTTGAGTAATACCAGTAACTAACGTTTGGATTATTTGTATTCCTGATTGAACCAACATTGGTAAATTCATAGCGATTGATTGTGATACTGTATTTATGATTTGGACCATCGATTGCAAAATAACTGGTGCCGATTGTACAATTCCATTCACAAGACCATTTATAATTTCTGATCCAGTTTGAATGAATTGTGGAAGTGTGGTTGTTAAAAAGCTAGCTAAATTACTAAAAACATTAGTTAGTGCTTCTAAAATAACACCTTTATTTGCATTAAGTTGCTCCGCTATTGCTGGAAGGAAGCGGGATGCTGCGATTAAAACTCCAGGAAGCCCTCCTACTAATGCTCCTACAATTGAAGGGCCAATCGTTTTGAATAACTCACCTATTTGACTGAAATCCCCTGAAAATACAGCTTTAACAGCATTAAATAAAGTAACCAAGCTCTCTCGAATTTTACTTACTGCTAATCCTATAATTCCAGCTGCATGTTGAAATCCTTCTGGTAGATTAGTAATCCACACGTTCAAATTATCTCCGGTTGCTGCCGTCTGAAATAAATACTTACCTAAATTAACCAGTGTATCTATAAAACTTTGTACCCCTGCAATTACGCCAGTAATACTATTTTTAAATCCTTCATTTGTTTGCCACAACTTTTTTAATCCAGTTACTAATCCAACTATTGCGGCTCCTGCTGCTATAAAACCAGCAACAACTAACGCGACTGGACCTGCAATAGCCCCAACACTTACACCTACAATTCCAGCAATACTGGATAAGGTTATAAACACTGGGGCTAGTGCCATGCAAGCTCCAATTAATATTCCAATCGCAACAACTATTGTTGTTAATGCTGCTGATAATGCTGGGTGAGCTGAAACCCATGAAGCGAATGCACCAATGATACTGGCGATTAAGCCTAAAAGTGGCTCAAGTGCCATTTTTAAGTCACCCATTGCTTTTTGAAACTTTATAGCTGGGCTTGCATCCATTTTCTTTATCATTTCGTTTAATTCTTCTTGGCTTACGTTTAAATCTATTACTTTACCTTGAGCATTTAAAAGTGTATCTATAATATTTTGGCCTTGGTCCTCAAACATTGTCATTTTGTTATCGTAAAGGCTTTTTATCCTCTACTTCTTGCACTTCATATTAATGCAAGATCGGCATACGTTTTCACTTATAAAGTGTCGCGGTCTCGTGGAAGGATTATATCTTTTCACCTTCTATGCTCTGCCCCTGACTATACTTGGTATAGCCTTCGGTTCAAATTAGGATTCGCACCCTCTTTGCTTTATACCGCGATTTTACTTCGGCACAATTTATCATCTACCGAAGAGCTTAACACCAATTTCATTTCGCTTTGTTTCATCCTCAATCTGATTTAAAGCTTTAGCAATGTCTGTCATAGCGGCTGAACCTTCTTTACCGCCTTTTGCTACAGATTGTCCCCATTTTTGTAATTGATCGGCTGAAATTTTCGTACCTTCAAGGGCTTCCTTCATTGATTTATCGACCTCTTTACCAAACTCAGCTGCTTTAATACGACCTTCTTTCAGTCCATCTAAGAGATTATCGATATTCCAAGTACCTGTATCAACACCAGCTGCCATAATCGCTTGTACTTCTTCAGCTGTATAACCAGCTCGTGTTAATTGCCCGCCGTATTCAGCAATGATATCTAACTGTTCGGGTGGAAATCCCATTTTTAATAAGGCATTTGTTAAAGCTAAAGCACTTTCATTTGTTATCCCTAATTCACTACCAACTTCATTTGCTTCTTGAATTAATTCCGTAAAATCAATACCTGCATAAGAAGTCGCTATTGCTGATGCGCCTTTTACAATAGCTGTATTTGTTTCATCACTAACATTCTTATTTAAAGCCCACTGTCTACGTGTCCCTTCAAGAGCTTCTTCCACATCAACACCATACGCTTCAATTCCACGTACAGCTTGTTCAACTGACTTCTTAGATGCTTCAGGAACTTCAAAAGTTACATCAATTTTTGTTTTTAGTTTAGAAGTATCAAGCGCTTGTTCAATTACACCCGATATACCACCAGCTGCCATAGCTCCACCAAGCATGTTTTCCAAACCAATATCTAGCTCTTTGAATTCTTTAGTCGCTCTTTCCGCTTCTCTTGAAAGGTCCCTCAAATCATTTCTTACATTTTGAATAGAATTACCATCATCCACAGATCTAAGCGCTCGTTGTAATTTTTCAATATCAGCTTCAGCACCTAAAGCTTCACGTCCAATAAGCTCAATCGCTTGATCTAATTGTCTACTGGTAGCCGTTCCACTTTTAATTGCATTTACTAAACGACTTCCTAATGCTCCTGCAAAATCATCAACACTTTTACCTGTAGCACTAAATAATGTCCCTAATTGCCTAGTTGAGCTTGCTACATTATCTTGTTCTGCTTTTAATCCAGCAAGTTTGCCTTTTAAGCCATTAAGTGACCCTTCTGTAAATTCAATTTCACGCCTAAAAGCACGGTATTGTTCTTCTCCAATATCGCCACGCGCAAACTGCGCTTCTACTTGTTGTTGAGCTGATTTTAATTGATCCAGTTTCTTTGTTGTATTCTCAATCGATTGTGTAAGTAATTGTTGCTTTTGAGCTAAAGCTTCCATATTACCAGGGTTAAACTTTAAAAGTCGTTCAACATCTTTGAGTTCTTTTGTTAAATCATTACTTCGTTTATTAACGTCTTTTAAGGCATTCTGCAAACCAACCGTATCGCCACCGATTTCAACGGTAATACCTTTAATTCTTCCTGCCATTTTCTCACCTCACTTTCTTAGAAATTATTGAAGTCTTCTTGTGATGCTTTACGTTCTTTTTCATTATTCTTCGTAGGATTCTGCATATCGATATATGCATCGATATAGTCTAAACACATACCAATTGTCATATCGTCTAAATCAGCCCTCGATAATCCAGTTTTATAGCAAAGTAAAAGGAACGTTTCAGTAGTGAATGGTTCACCCTGCTCCGTTCCTTTTTGATTACTATTATTTATCTCTTTTTTTTGGATTGAATTGTAGAAACAATCATATCTTGAATATCTTCTAAGATTTCAATGATTGGGAATTCATCAAATGAATCTAGCCATGTCATTGGTTCTGGCGTTTTTGGATCAGCTGTCTTTGCCATCGTCCAAACAAGATTATAAAACACTTCAAAATCAACATTATCAAGCTTACTTGGATCTAAATTTTCCATGTCAATCTTTCCAAGTGGCGCTAATTTTAGTAATTGCGCGAAATAATCTTTACCGAATTGAGCCTTGAATCTGATTGCTGTACCACCTGTGCTTTTTAAACGCACTTCTTTCTCATCTATAATAATTGTCTTTTCCATCTAATTACGCCCCCACTACTTTTTCATAAACTTTTGTGTACCAAGCGTCGTAAATTCCTGCTGGTGTTGCTGCTGTTGTTGATGTTTTAACTTTATATAATGGATGTTGTGAAGCGACGAATTTTAATTCAGTTGTAGTCGGTTCTGTTTTATCACTCTTTGTAGAAGAACCAATACTTGGGCGTGATACTGATACGTTATACAGTACATGGCGTGTAGCCTTCACATCGCCATCAAATTCAAACATAAGAGCAATTTTCTTGATTTTCGCATTCGAAACCTCTGTAATAACCTTGTCCACTTCATCTAAAACTTCACCTAAAACCTCTGTACGGAAAGCTTCTGTGATATTAGCAATATTTAATGTACCTTCATAACCTTGGTTACTTGATTCAGTGAAGTAATTGCCATCATCAGCAAAGAAATCTGTTTGTTCACCTTTTGGCTCTAACTTCATTTCAACCGCACCAGGTAATTTACCAACGGCTCCATATGTGATTTTTCCTGTGTCATCTTCAGAAATAACACTGTAATGTACTTTCTTTAGACCAAAAACAACTTTATTTTCAGGCATTTATATCAACCTCGTTTCATATATTTTTTGATACATTTTTTCGGATTCAATAACCCCTTCAATTGGCGAATCATACGGGATTTCAAGATCATCTAAAATCTTTTCAAGTTTCGCCTCGGCAACTAAATCTTTTTTAGTCGTGTAAAGCTCTATATTTAAATCATTTATCTTGTGATATACCTTGTTATCAGCCATTAAATTAGCTGAACCGTCTGCAATAAAACAAATATATGGCGGCTTTGGTACTGGATTATTTGGAAAAACTGTGAAATGCGAATAAGCCACAGGATAACCTGTAGCATCAAGTATTTTCTTTAATTCAATTAAGTTCATTGTTGAATCGCCCTTTCAACTCGCTCTAAAAATTCATTTATTGCTTTTTCTTCTGCTGGAGCAATATGAACTTTAGCTGGTACACGTCCTCCATTCGCCTTTGCGTGGCCTTTCTCTAACAAGTGCGTTAATTGAGGCTTTAATGCATTATGGACAACAATCGCATTTCCATCTTTCTTCTTACGCCATCCTTTGCGATACTTACCTGTATTCTTCGGACTTTTTTGTTTCAATTCATCCACAAGATCGTTTGCAACTTCTTCTTTAGCAGTCTCTAAATCTTCCACAACTATATTTTCATACCTTTGTAGTTCTCTAGTAATATCACGCGCTAGATTTTCGATGCTAGCCACCCGCTACCACCTCACAGTACAATTCGATTTTCTCATCATCTCGTTCATATGTGCGGTATATGCTGTATTCTTTTTCACGATACTTAACTTTTCTCTCTTCTTGATAGTCTAGGATATGAACAATTAAAATACAGCTTGGTTTAATATCACTTTGGCCCGCTTGAAAAAATTCCGATTGTGGAACAGACTTTTTCTTGCAAAACACCTGTCTATTAAATGTTTTTATTTCCTCTTTTTGTCCTAATTCATCTTCAACAATTGTAACTGTTGCAAAATGAAGAATTTCATTCATTTATAATCACCTGCTAAAGTAAGATGAATTTTAAGCATGTTATACGATAATTGAAACCTTTCAGCCTCTTTAGCATCGGGAATAAAATTGGCTTTCGTATACATGATTATCGCTCTCTTAATTAATGGATCTGTATCATCGTTTGATTTAAAACCAGAAACACCCGATAACTTCAAATCAGTTCGGGCCGCTTCTATTAAATCAGCAATTTCATCATCAAGAGCATTATGTGAGACACGCAATGCTTTTTTTACTACTTCAAGCATCATGTTTATTCACCAACTGGTTCTAGTTCTTCTAACGCTTTAAGTGCTGCTTCTTTTCCTTTAACCTTTTCTCCGTTAGGGAGTTCATAATATCCTCCGCCAACATGGACAATTTCAGGAACTACAGGTTTATAATCACCAATTGGTTCAGTTTCCAAAAATCCTTCTTTTTGCAGAAATTCCGCTCTTTCTTGGTCATCCGTTTTATACGTTTCTCCAACACTATAATGTACATAGGAGAATTTATCACGAAACGCTGTAATTACTTTAAATTCTTGAGTTTTTATTTCTGACATAAAAATACCTCCTTATTTAAAATGAGAAAACGGCTATTAAACAGTAGCCGCTTTCTTAACACGTAAGAATCCATTTTTAGAAATTACGTTACCACCAGCAAACACTGAACCTCTATGAGCGATCATACCTTGCTTAAATTTGAAGTCAGTTGAACGTTGTACATCCATATCAGAGAAGATAGTAAGTTGGTAGTTTGATAATGGACCGTAAGCCATATTAAACTGACCAGCTGTAGTTGCAGCATCAGAAACTGCTTTACAAGCGCTATTAATAATAAATGGCACACCATCAATTGTTCCGGAGTTACCGTTTGACACAACGTTATAAACTTTTTTACCATCATCTGTACGAAGTTTAGCAAATGCTTTTAAATCCTTTTTATTTAAAATTAATACCGCTGCATCTTCAACATCTTCATCTCCACCATAGCTATAGATAATTTCATCTAATGTAGAAGCGTCAATTTTAGAAATTTCTAAGTCTGTTGCTGGGTTTATCGCCTTTGCAGCATCTGAGAAAATACCTACTAAGCGATTCGTTGCACCTGTTCCGATTAGAATTTCACGAGTGATTTTCTTACGTGTCGCAACAGTAATACCTTTCATTACTTCTCCATCATAATCAGCAGCTGGTAACTTTTGAAGTTCTTCAGTGTCTTCAGAGTAAGCTGTAATTTTCGCTTTAGTAATGTCAGCGTATCCGAACTTTGTCTCAGCATTAGCGTAATCACTGCCTTCAGTTGTATAATCACCTTCACCATAACTTTCAAGGTACGGTTGTTGGTAGCTTTCTCCGCCTTTTAATGTTTTTGTTGATACACGATCAATCAGTGTAGAAACTTCATTGAAAGTAGGGCGGATGTCAGAAGCAGTATGTTTCGGAAGTACTACCGTTCCGCTTCCTACAGTAACAGTACGATTTTCCATTAATGCTTGTCCGCGTTTTTCTGATGCTTCTAACTCTACATCTTGTTGTGGTGGCTCATTATTAAACGTTTCAACTACTGTACGTGTTTCTGGTTCAGCATTGTTATTAATAACTTCCGCTTCTTTCAACAAACGCTGACGAGTTTCGATTTGTTTTTGTGCTTCGTCAAGTTCACGTAATTCAGTTTCTAACGTGGCTAAATCCACTTCTTGGTCACCTTGTAGTAAAGTGCGAATTTCTGCTTTTCTTGCTAAAATTTCTTGTAATGTTTTCAAATAAATCTCTCCCTTATAAATAAGTTTTTAAAATTAGTTTTTTTCGTAAGTCTTTTTGATGACGTTCGTCTACGAATTGTTTATATGGATCATGACTTCTTGCTGAAACTTGTGAATCTGGATACGCTGGGAATGCAACAGGGCTAATTTCAATTAATTTCGCCTTTGTAACACTACGTACAACGTTATCCGGGTCAGATTCATCCCATTCTTCTTTTACCATTTGGAATCCGAAAGAAACGCCGTCAACATCACCGCGTTTAATCGTTTTATATGTGTCATCACCTAGTGTTGTATCAGCCAAATCTAATTCGAATCGAAGTCCAATCTCATCTTCAAACAATCGAAGAGTCCCATTCTTAGTTCTACCTAGAACTTGCGAGTAATCATGGCTCCATAACGCTAATTGGTCATCTTGCGTTAAAGAATCTGTAAAAGCTCCACGCTTGAATTGTTCTTTAAATCGTCTCCAATAACCCATCGTCACAGACTTCATTTCCCATTTAACCGCATAACCGGTAATTGTTCGAAGTCCACCTTCAATTTCTCTAATTTCTATTTCACTACTCAGTAGTTCCCTTTTTTCCGTTTGGTTCATTATTATCACCTCCTTCATCAGTGACTTTTCCTTCTTTAACTAAGGCAGTATCTAACCTTCTAATAGGCTTGTCTCCACCCTCAATTGGACCGAGAGAAAGAATTGCTCTCCATTCGTTAGGAGTTAACGAACCTCTGTCTACCATCTGAACAAGATTCATCTTTGTACTCATAGAAGCGTATTGAAGTGATGAGGATTCAAATATAATTTTATTTCCGAATCCTCTTTCTTTACGCGAAAAAAGCTTCCTGGTGTATTCTCCAGCAAGCTGCATTGCGAATGGCTCTATTTCTGATTCATAATAAGCATTCCACTCGTCTTCATTGTATTTACTTTGTATAATCTTATCGTTTGTATTGAAGAAATTATAAATACGCTGTACGGTTTCTTGCATTTGCTTTGAATCTGGAACAAACGCTTCCGGTTTAACTTGTTCTAAATCATAACGCGGATCAGATGAAGCCGCTCCTCCGTCATTTGCGATATTTAAATAGTTATTAACGAAATTCTTAACTTGATTATCAATATCTTCTTGCTTTAATACTGATTTAAATTTAAGAATCCATTTTACAACTGCACTATTTTTAATCGCTTTAACAATCCCTTGATCGGTAGTCGTAACGATCTCCATTAACTGTGACAATGCATTACCTGGATGTTCTCCGAAGAAGTCATTATCATTAAAATCTTTACGTAAATGAATTACATCTGCATATGGAATAGTCATTTGTTTACCGTTCTTAAAGTAAAACTTCAAAAAGATATCTCCATAAACCCCTTCAACAACTTCTACCGTCGTACAAGGGATAGGATATATCTCAGTAGCATAGCCAAAATCATCTCGCTTAATATAAGCAAAGGCGTTATGATTCAATTCCAATTGAATAGCCATCTTTTCTTGAAACATTTGCCCTGTCATTAAAGGGTTAGGCTCTTCCAATAGAAATCTCATGTACGGTTCTGGATTAATCTTAAATTCAGATCCATTATCACGAATATGTTTCGCTATCAGTTTTCCAACAGCTTTTGCTTTAGGACGGACACAAGCTCGGATAATATCACTTTGATAAATATCTCCATGCCACGAAAAAAAGCCTCCTCCATTGTCGTTTATCATTTCAAAACGAGTTGTAGTAGGGGCTTGTTTCTTCCCAAATATCTTATCGAATAATCCCAATTTCTCACCTCCTTCTTAAATCATGTTGAGATAGTCATTTCTCTTCTCTTGAAGGATTACATAAGCGTTTAAGAGCGCTGCTGTTCCATCAATACGACGACGTTGATTCTTCGTTTTATTTGGTTGTATGTTTAAGTTTTTATCAATATCAATCGCAGTATTAGAAAGGCACCATTTATCGATTGGATTGTTGTTGTAATTCACCAATTTCGATTCCAAGTCAGCTCCTAATAATTTCATAGGACTTGAAAGTGTTTGCTTACCTTGTGCAACAGGAACCATAGCTTCTTTACCAAAAAAACCTTCCATTTCTTCAACCCAATACTTCGCTGACCATCTATCGTAACCGATCCAAGGAAGATAAATTCCATATTCATCTCTAATTTCTAAAAACCATTCAGTAACATACTTATAATGAACTGAATTTCCTGGAGTCGTTCTTAAAAGGTCTTGTTCATACCACAAATCATAAGGTATCTTATCTTCTTTGCTTCTTTGTTCTAATAAATCTTCAGGTAACCAATACATTTGCTTCACGTATATGTTCTTGTCATCCGGAAGCATAAAAATAACCTTCGCTGCAGTTAAGTCGGTTGTTGAAGATAAGTCACAACCACCGATACCATAGGAAGGTTTTAATTCTGCAATATCAAATATTGCAGTGTTATTTAATTGTTCAAATGTTAACCATGCTTCTGTTGATGTTTCTCTAATATTAAAATCTTTTGTAAGTAAGTTTTTAACAAGCATAGCATTTGCTTTCGCCTTCTCAACTTTGCTTCTTAATTGGTCTAAGTTTTTAATCGTACCCAATCCTGGATTCGCTTTTTTCCAGCAAGACTCTTCTGTCCACTCTTCACGTTTATCCAATTCATAAATAATAGGAAGAACTCGTTCATCTTTATAGCCATCCGGATCATCATAACCATTGATAATACGTTCGGCTTCTTCGTATTTAATATCAAAAATACCTTCTCGAACTGTACCAGCAGTTGTTGTAATAATTGATATTGGTTGTTCACGAGCTGTCATACCATCTACAATAACGTCATAAAGATTTTTATCTTCAATAGCATGTAGTTCATCTATCAATGAACAATGCACGTTAAGTCCATCAAGTGTATTTGAATCACTTGAAAGGGGCTTGAAAGAACCATCGTTAAAATCTGAAATCATTTCAGCTACTAACGTACGAATTCTTTTAGAAAGGACTGGTGATTTTTTCACCATTCTCTTTGCTTCAGACCAAATAATTTTAGCCTGATCCTTTTTAGTTGCTGCCGATACAATTTCAGGTCCTGGTTCATTATCTGCAACCATTAAATAAAGGGCAATTGCAGAGCCCCAAGCTGATTTGCCATTTTTACGGGCAACAATTAACATAAACTCGCGGTATTTTCTTGTACCATCAATCTTATGAACGAACCCAAATAAAGCAGCTGTCATGGCTTTTTGCCACAGTTCTAATAAGAATGGTTTACCACCCATTTTACCTTTACTGTGTTTGCAAAAATTCTCAACAAATTCTATTGCATGATTTGCACGTTTGGCGTTATATTCCCACTCACTTTTTGTACTACTAATATCCGTGACGAGTTTTTTATAAACTCGCCTTACTTTGTCTGATACAATTTCTTGTTTAGTTTTTATTTTGTACCAGTATTCTAGAATTGGATTATAAGATAGAGGGTACTTAATCACGGCCGTTTACAAACTCATCGAACCCATCGCCATTCTCCTTGGGTTTTGGTGGTATTTTAGGAACGTAATCGCCAAGTTGTTTCATTATAGATTGGTAGTTTTTATTCATTGATATATAACGTCGGGCTTGTGGACGCTCTCTTTCATAGGGTTCCTGATTCTCTGACTGTGAGAACATTTCATCATACCCGTTCTCATCAAGATCCTTACGAATATCTTCTAACCTAATTCGTAAGTCTGCCGCTTCAACAATTAACCCCTCTACAACCAGGAGGGTATCTTTTGGCATTTCTTTATATATCCGTTTAAGTCTATTTACTTCCTTCTTAACCCGTTCTTCTTTTGTTAATTCTTTCTTTATTGCCATCAATAACACCTCACTTTTTTCGTATTGGGGTAGGGGGGTCACGCGAAATGACCTGTGCGTTACACGAAGCTCCCCTCTCGGTCCCCCTATAGACCTTTGATTTATTTTTGATAGGGGGGAGTATGGGATAATGCTAACAGGGCCATTGATTTCGCCTGCATTAAAGAACAAAATGCATCTGCACCTTTTAAGTTATTTACAGCTTCATCAATCTCTTTAATATGTTCAATGATCAGTTCGTGTGTGCTGCCTTTATGTTTTTTAATTTCATTTATACTTTCCATACATCTATTACGCATTAGTCATCACTCCTTTTAATCTCTATCTATCAATCACCCAAGTCTTACCGATCTTCTTTGCTACAATCTTTCCTTCAGCACATAAATTCTTAATATGACCTGGCGATATATTAAGAATAGATGCAGCTTCATTTACACCAATTACATTGTATAAGTTACTACCCATCTATCCTCACTCCTTACCATTCTCCTAATAACTCACGTAACTTTGGATGTCTGTATCTGTACTTGGAGTAATTCATATCTAGATTCAACACGTTAAGCATCTTACGTGCCTCTGCTTTTGACATACCGTACATGCTTCTCAAATAGTTATATGCTCTCTGCATTTCATTCTTTCGTAAACTCTCACGCCAATTGACCAATGTATTGATTAAGTAATGTCTAACCATTAAGCTCAATCCCTCCTAATTAAATCACCATTCTCATCAAACATTACATCTTCTCTAATCAATACAGCTTTACCAAACGTCTTAGTGTTATGACAAGGTAAGCATAAGTACTGTAGGTTCTCATGATTCAATGTGATATCTGGATTGTTTATACTCTCTGGTGTTATCTCAACAATATGGTCAACGATATATCCTGGTACTTCTTTGCAATGCTCACACATACCATCTAATGTTGTAGCAATGTATGACTCTCTGCACTTCTCCCAAGCTGTTGACTTATAAAACTTCTTTGCGTATTCCTTAGCCATTCACCCACCTCACGATAATCTCTTCTATATAATTTTATGAATACCATCTACTAAACTCGATATTAAATACTTCTAATGCTCTTCCAGCTAAATACACAGGATTGTCAGCTCCACTCGTAATACCTACAAGTACATCCCGTAATAATTTATCCTGTTCTACATGTGCTTTTTCACTATTACACCATTCAGCTTCTGCTATGCTACGGATATAATCTAACCTATCATTTAGCTGTTTCTTCGTTCTAATAGGTTTAGCCATCCTCTCACCCCTTATCCTTCATTACCTCTTGCAACTGCCTGATTTCTTTTTCTACAGATTTATCAATCAATCCATCTGTTATATCTTGATTCTCAATACATCCAATAATCGGAATTTCATATTTTTGTTCATTAAATGCATTTCTAATTATGAGTAATGCCACCATCATTCCTACACAATATCCAATAAAGAAGCTTAACCACGTCATTACATCACCCCTTCACACAAACTAAAAAAGCAGCAGATTCGCTACCCTAATTGTTCTACTATCTCCTTAAATATCTGATGTCCTTTTTCTGGGTATCTTTCTAATCCACCATCAGCGAAGTATTCACCTTCACTATTTATCATTTCAATTAACACTTCACCTTTTTCCCAAACTTGCAAAGAGAATGCTACGCATGATTCAAATACTTTTAACGCTTCTTCCCTATCCGTGGTCGCTAACATAATATCCGTATCAGCATTGTCCCACATCACAACTGTATAGATCAGCACGAAATCACCTCAAAAGAATCTTATTTTGAAAAATACATAACGGAATTTGTTATATGCACGGGAAATGAATATACACAACATCCTAATAATTGTTAAAATGTAAACCCAACTTAACAATCACTTCCTATAACATTGATTATGGTAACTTAGAAAAATACGTAAATCCTTTTATATCAGTAATTTCCCGTTTTACCTATAATTAATGATTAATCGGAATTAAATGTAATAGTATGCAAATCTCATACATTACCGTATTTTCGGGTGTTTTCACTGTCAATAGCCAATTTACTCTGCATAAACTTCACTTTGTTAACTATCTATATTTTCGTTCAAGCTTACTCGAAATACGCCTTCGTGAATTTCTTATCTTTAATCCAGACAAAGACGAATGGGAATCGATGATTAGATGGTTCAAAATTAGAATGTTTAAATGGATGACGTATCGATTGGCTTAACGCTAGTCGTTTTAAACTTCTCATTAAATGCGGATGTTTCGTTGCCCAACTTTCATTTTCTTCTTCGACATTATTCAGAAACCAATCGTAACCATTTCGGGTGATATTAGACACGCTAAAGCAAGTTTCAATAGAATGGATTTTTGAACCTGTAATTTTCGCCCTATACGATGGCAAACAAGTATACGCAGGTACACACTCTCCGTTATCTATTTCAAAGTACAGCATTTTCACTCTTTCACCCCTCCTCTATTTTCGTTCGTTGTGTTCGTTTGTTTTGTTAGGATTAACGTCTGAATCCCTCAATCCATAAACCAATATAAACAATCGTCATAACAATAGAATGTTTCAGTTTTCCAATCACCCTATCACCCCTAACAAGTAGTCCTAGCTCGAATAAGCATCGGCTTACGATTCAATACCTGCGATTTCATCGATGAGACAACCTCTTTAAAGATTGGGAATAATATTAACTCTACATATATCAACATCAACCCTCACTCCTTATCTTTCCTTAACAACAAACAAGACGCCACCAAGATCACGGCAGCGCCTACGATAATTGCTATTGGTTTAATCATTGTTCATCAGCAATTAAATGCTCAATCCCTTTTACAGCTTCATCATCAACATACATAGGTATCCTTTTTAGAATTTCTAGTATATCTTGAACAGATGTAATCTTATTCGCATCAATCCTATGAACAGATAGAGGTTTTAAATTAATTTTGTTATTTGGCGTAGTTCTCCATATTGACTCATCCATACTTCATCCTCCTAACCAAATGTCCATTTTGTTCAACTTCACGTTTAATGTGTAATTTCTATATAACAAAGAATTTTATTCTCTCTAAACTAAGAACAAACATACATATTAGATAATCCGTAGTTTACAAAGAACAAAAAAGCCATCACCGAAGTGACAGCTTTCTTTCAAGGGGATGGGAGAAACATTCACGAAAGGGGAATTTCGAAATGAATCAATTTAAGAGTAATTTTCATACTCTTCTCCAAGCCACCGCATCAACTAGTATGGCTACACGCCCTGTGTTCAGTGACTGGGAGAAGACTAAGAATCTTCTCGTTTATACTCCGTAGAGTCGGCCAATACTTCAGCTACTGCCTTTGCAAGCCAATATCGAATTATAAAGGATTTATATCAAGACGTATGTGTTTCTTCCGACGCCTTGTTTGAACCAATATACAAGGAGGACAGTAGACTGTCTATATTGGCTCAAACAAAGAGTGGAGAGCTCTTTGCTTTCTACATCAATAAAAATCGTGAGTAATTACTGATGTACTTTGTAAAACATTATTGTTCTAAAAATTTTATGCAAGCGTCACTCAATCATGAGCAACCACCCCCATTCCATTTTCAAGAACCAACGTTAACAAAGAATATAGAGTTATTGTTTTCATTATCAACCCAGAGGACATGGCGGTCTCTGAGCTGAATGGTAAATACAATAGAAACAGTATGACGAATGCGAGTTATCTCACACCCGCCACACTGGAATATGTCATTGTTATACATTCATTGGTCTTTTCGTCTTAACGCGGGTTCGTACCGCCTTGCCCGCCCTACTATGCGGTATACGTTACCGTGACATTCTCGCATAAGAACGTTTCACTAATAGGTGTACTAATCCTCTTCGGTATGCGGTTGTCAAAGAGCTTGTACATTAAGAATACCGTTGATTTCACTATCAAAATTCCCCCTTTTTATCCCCTGTTTTGTCGGGATTTTCTCGGTGTTTTTTTAATTCTAAAACTGCTTTAAAACGTTTAATCGTCTTCCCTTCTTCTGTATTAAAGTATCCATAGAATAATTCTGACGGTCTTACCCAGACTAATCCTGTCTCGACTGACATATAAACTACCACATCTTCTCCTGTTTCTGTATGACGTGCTACCTCAGCTAAAACACGATATAAACCGCCTTTATAATGTTCGTATAACATACTGTTCACCTTTTCTTATCATATTTTTAAATCATCCCTAAAGCTGTAGCGATCAATCGAATGGCATTCTTTTTCTTCTCATAAAACGCATCCTTCTTAATAAGTAACTCATTATAAATGAAGTCGTCTTTCAGTTTCTTATTACTTAAATACTTCATCTCGATGATCTTTACTTCATCCTCATCCAAACTATGCATTAACGCCCTCTCAACCTGTCTTAATTTAATCTGATTAACATGCTTTGTATCACGAATTTCAGGGAATAAACTGATTCCTTCCTGTTGTTGCTCTGCTTTATTCTCAGAACACACCTTCAATGCTCTGTACTCCTTTAAGATGCTTACTACTTCTTTCTGCACCTTCTTTTCTGTTTCCTTATCGATTGCCGGTAATAATGTTAATTGTCTCTCCATGAAGGAATCCCCCTATTTCTGAATTTGTTTTTTACATTCACATTAGGTACGTGAAATTTCACTATCTCTTTGTTGAATAAGGGAACGATGACTACAATACAGCCCCCACCACACTGTTAGTCATGGTTCCGCTATCCATTAAGCTGATGCTCTTTTACTTATGGCTGCTTTCTTCTTGTCCTCATCATGAATTCTCCAGCCATCATTAAAATGGTCTATTAACTCCTGATACTTAAATACATCGAATATCGTAACGTACTGATTATCTCCAAACCCTGGCTCTTTTCGGAACAATGTATACTCTCTTGTACCTTCGTATCTTTTTATAACACTCACCCCTTCATGATCTTGTCCATTCACCTAACTCCTTGTCCCATATCGCAACGATTAACTCCTGTTTATTTAAGTACTCCCATAACTTCTTACGTATCGGAAATCCTTCGTTAATAGCCTTCTTACTTCCTTTCACATCCACAACCTCTACACGCCCATCTGAATACGTTACTTTAAAGTCTGGCGTAAACTTCATAGCTGACTTTTTTGACTTTCCTGACTTCGTTATGCTGCTTTTGATCGTGAATGTTGGGATTAGTTCATATTCGGGATGAACATCTATTTTCAAGACGTCACCCCTTGTTTTTAGATACTTATAATAGTCACATTCTGTTTTACTATCAAAAGTTATACCGTCATATATAACTTCTTTACTTCTAATCTTCGGTTTCGCTGCTTTCTTTCGTTTCTGCTGTTTTCTTTTCTTTATCAAGCCTTGACCTCACTTTCTACTCCATTTGTTGTTTACACTCTTCCAGAAAATCAATAACTTCCTGAACATGCTCCCTCGTCGTCATGATCTCCATCACGTATCCTGCATCGTTATAAACATTCACCTTATCCCCTGTAAACTCCATTCCACACATTCCGTCTGCACCAAATAGCTTTACGTTACCTTCCATTCTTTTAACCTCGCTTTCTATTCCTCAACGTAATACTGTCTCATCCAATAAACACAAATTACTATTGTCGCAATATCCCAAAGAGATCCTAAGTAATCGTGCAATAAAAATTGATTAGCAACTTCTAATCCGTTTTCTACAGCGGTAAACGTAAATAGTATCGCTGCCCATTTATTCACTTGTCCGTTCAACATTACAATTACAATAGCTATTAAAAGCGTTGCACCACCTAACAATTCCGCTACACTCCACCAGTCTTGTTTTATTGTCGCTATTATTGCCAATCCGATATTAAGAGCAATTAACAATGAAAATAAATGTTTGTAAATCTTATTGTTTCTTAGCATATTTTTCTCGCTTTCTATTCAAAGGATTATTTTGTTTGATTTTCTACTTTTCTAAAATGTGTTTCAAAGAAGGTATTATCTGCCCCTTTATAACAACGTCTTATAATGTGACGTTCATTAAAATCATTTGTTACCCTTAATGCTTTTAATAGTGTCCATGGATCTTCGAATGTCGTAGTGTAGTGTCTTGCGTTATAAATTTTACCTTTTGTAAAAGCCCTCTCTCCTGCATGTTTCCCACCTTTTTCTTTATCAGGATTCATATATGCATCTTCAATACAAATTACTTTCATTCCCTCTCTCCTCCTGAATAAAACTCAATATTCCGTCAATACTGTAGATGACACGGTAATCTTTTCTCCTCGTTCCCCCTTGGAGATGAGCAGTTAGCTTTTGCTAGCTGCTTTTACTTTGTAAATACATCCCATCTATGATTACATCTTTTTCAATCAGCTCTTCTTCCTCTACAAGACCATTACGAACTTTATCGATTGCCTTATCTGCATCAATGGCTTCAACATACGCTTCATACGACTTCGTTTCAGTGAATTCAACACGATATCTTTTCATATCCATTCCCCTTTTCTACAAAATGAAATTTTTATACTAATCTCTTTGCTATTTCACAAATGACTGGTACAGTCACTGAGTTCCCTGCTTGTTTATAAAGCTGAGAATCCGAGTTAACTTCCCTAGCCCGATTAAATGCCCAATCTGGAAAACCTTGAAGTCTCCAACATTCTCTCGGTGTTAATCTGCGGATGCGATAAGGCGGTTTATTTTCGATTGTCGCTTGATTACAACCTGTATCTAATGTTTGAGCAATCCCTTTTCCCACTCTTCCACGTCGCGTCTTACTATTAGGTACTGAATAATTTATACTGTCACCAATTTCAGCTTCGGCATATCCTTTCCTTGTAGCTTCCTTTATCAGTACACCATGTCTGTCTTGAGCTGTTAATGTAAACATTGGCTCCCCGGGTTCCTTTATGCGTCTTCCGTTCTGTTTCTTTTCTGCTCGATCTGGTGTAAGGACAGCTTTTATTATTTTTTCATGCTGTTTACGTTCAAGAATATACGATCCTGCTCCGTTTGCTTGTCCATATCTTGTTGTGAGTGTATTGGCGTATATTTGTTGTCCTTGTACATTACTAATCTCTCGGTAACTGCTTCTGATAGGAAATACTTCTCGTCTACTTCTTCCTCTAAGATGTCCGATAATGAACACTCTTTCTCTGTTCTGTGGGACTCCGAAATATTTGCTGTTAAGTAATTGCCATTCCGCATCATACCCCAATTCATTAAGCGTGGCGATGATTGTTCTAAATGTGTTCCCTCCGTCGTGATTGAGTAGGCCTTTGACGTTTTCAAGGAATAGATATTGTGGTTGGATTTCTTTGGCGAGTCTAGCAATTTCAAAGAACAAAGTTCCTCTAGTTTCTGCGAATCCCAATCGCTTTCCAGCAATGCTGAAGGCTTGGCAAGGGAATCCACCACAGATAACATCGACGGTTCCTCTAAGTAATCGTAAATCGTCGTCTGTAACAGTTGTAATGTCATGTGCCGTCCATTCTCCTTTCACGTTATGAATTGCTTCGTATGACTTTCTGGCAAACTTGTCTATTTCTACATATCCCAGGCATTTATGCTCCGCTTGTTCCATTCCTAATCTAAATCCGCCAATCCCAGCAAATAAGTCTATAAAAGTAAGACTCATATCACCACCTCGCTTTCTACTAAAATGAAGTTTTTATTCAATTTAAGCTATTCTTTGTATATGAAGTTCCCCATCAAGCCAAAGATTCCAAATTTCATGTAATTCTAATGAATCTAAATAACCTCTTAGCGCTTCTGAATCAACTTCGAAATTTGCTTTATCCTCAACGAAATCAACAACATCTTCTATCGCTTCGAAACTTCTTACTTCGCCCTCCATATCAATTTCGAACTTCATTCTAGTTACCTCGCTTTTCTAATAAACAAACGATCTCGTTTATTTTTTATCACTATATTTTTCTAACCTGTCATAATCTAACCAACCTTCAAAACTCCAATTCTCTTTCTTTATGTGTGCTATGCTATCCGTTCTTTTCCCTAAATAAATAACGTGTTCACCCTCATTCCAATGCCCAATTCCGTTGGTAACTACCAATACATCCCCACTTTTGAATTCTTCGGTTTTATTTGTTTTTTCCATAATAAGAACTCCTTTTCTAATAAAATAGCGTTTTTGTTAAAAATTAGTCGTTCCACTTAAAACGGATGTAATGTTCGTAGTAAGATCCACCTAAAATATTTTTCTTTTCTTCTTCCTTAAATTCAACCTTCACACCGTCCAGTAATTCTTGTAACTTTTCTATAAATATTTTCGAACACATCATATGCCGATTTGGATTTTCATTATGAATTTTATATCTGTGACCTGAATATCCACTTGCGGCACTTTTAGTTATTACGCTTTCCATTTCTTCCGCAAATTCCAATACCTTTTCATCGATAGCCTTTTCCTGAAGTTCTTTCAAATTCCCCGCTAATGACATATCAATTCTCCCTTTCACCAAATAACGATTTTGTTATCAAATTTCACCTATCTAAAAAACATACATATAATCTTGGGTATCCTTTTTCAATATTAGTTTTGGTCAGAGAGCACTTTAAAAAGTGCTCTTTTAATGTATTGCAATGTATCACGTTTTACATACAATAGACATACAATGCAATGAGCACGCAAGACATAGTTTCTATATAATCGTGTACAATTTTCGTACGCGATTTTTTTATTAAATAAGGCTTTTATTCATTTTTTTGTTTGCTTTGAATACATTACTATTAAGCCAAAGAATACACAGGTTTCTCTGGACCAGTTTCCTTGTATTCCTTGAACTCCTTGTACACAGAACCTGTTATAGCTAACAGGTTCTTTAATTTTTGTCATTATACAATAACTATTTTGTTTAAATTTCTTTGACTTCTACTTCGCAATCATCATCTTCGCTTATCACTTGGATATTGATAGCATCAAAGATTCTCCAGTCATCTTTAGAAACGCCAATTGGAGGTTTTCCACTTTCTAAAGGGATACCGTAACCTTCAATGCACTCATGCCCGAACCTAGCTCTATACTGTGCGATCATATCTGCATGCCCTTTTAAATCTGCAATGCTATAAAAGTGATTTTTGAAGTTTTCTAACCAAGTTGCATCCATTTTGTTCTCATCTATCTCAATAACAAATTTATCTACACGTGTTACTGTACACACAAACTTTTTCATCTCAATTCCCCTTTTCGATTAAAATAACGCTCTATTAAACTGTTGCCACTTCTTTGCGATAATCAGCTACTACATTTCCGTTTTTATCGTAATAAGTTGTTTCGTAATATGGATGACAATTATATGAAGTCCACGGATCACTATAGAAAGCTACCAGCAAATTCAATCCCGATGTACTTCCGACAATAATTCCCTCTTTGCCACATACCTCAATTTTCATGCCTTGATAAGCAAATTCGATTCCTCTTAACTCACACATACGTTCAAATTGCTTTTTATCGCCAAACATACATGTAATATCAGCGCTTCTTACCTTTCTACATCTCACATATTTCACAAATGTTTTAAAATCCGTTTCCCAAATCCCATCTTGTAAGTACTTATAAAATTGATACTTCGCTTTACCTGGTGTTTCTGCTAATTCTGTATGTTTAAATTCTTCGTAACCATCTAACCACAATTTGTAACTATTCACTTCCGATTCCCCCTTTTGTAACCAAATAACGCTTTTATTCAGTTTCGAATAACTCAGCTTTTCCTTTTACGATTACTTGTTTCTGTTTATTAAATCCAACATATTTAATTTCTAAAACTTTCCCTTTTCCATTATTTGGAGCATAGATGATACCGCCTACCTTTGTTTCTTCTCCTATATTCTGTAATAAAGTGAAATCATAAATTTCTTTTTCTATTTCTCTTTTTTTATTTACACAATCATCACATAATCCTTTAGTTAAAATCATTTCGTACACTCCACAATTGACACATTTGAATCTACCCATCTTTAATTCTCTCCCTCTTTGTTTTATGGATTGTGATACAAGTTTGTAAATTCCGCTCATTCTCCTTTTTAATCCCCCATTTCTTAACAAAATTCAAATTTGGTCTTACTTTACCCCTGTACTCCCAAAACCATTTTGACCACGATCACTTTCCGATAGCTCGTCCACCTCAACAAAATGAGCTGTTACCACTGGCGCTATGACGCCTTGAGCTATACGCGTTCCACGATTAATAAACTCAATACCTGCCTTAAGTTTTCTGCTACCAACCACAAACCTATCTGACGGATTATTAACGTTATCTATAATTACACCAACTTCTCCTCTATACCCACTATCTACGGTACCAAGGTTAACTCTAAGTTTTGTATCACGCGTCATACCACTACGCGGGCGTACTTGTAACTCATATCCTGGTGGTATTTCAAACGCTAATCCAGTAGGGATTACTTTTGTCTCTCCAGGTCCAATAACCGTGTCCTCAGCCGCTACAAGATCAAACCCGCTATCACTTGGCTTCGCATATCGTGGCAACTCTACATCTCTTACACGCTTAATCTTTGTTCTTAAATTCATCCTGTTTCGCTCCTTATAAGTAACTTTTCAATTTCTCTTTCTGCTTCTTCAACACTTCCAATGAAAGCTGCGTTTTCCGTTTCTCGTTATTCAATCCAACCAAGTGATATTCCATTTTGCGAATCTCATCCTCTACTACCTCAAGTTCACTTTGCACCTGCACCGTGGTTTCTTTTTTCATTTGATCCCTCCTACAGTCCTAAATGCTCCATGATCTTGCCAATGTTTTCATCAAAACCAATGTATGGTTTTCCCTCGATAATAAACGTTGGTAATGAACTGGATTTATATACCGCTTGTAATACATGTAGGTTATTTTTGTCCTCATCCACATTTCTTTCAATCAATTCCACTTCATGACCTGGCGGTGTTTTAGTAAGCATTTCCTTCGCTCTTTTGCATTTAGAGCAAGAATTTGATGTATACATAACGATCTTAGTTGCCATTCTCTTCAGTCTCCTTCGCTTCTGCTAATAGTTTAGTAATTTCAAATGTGCCATGCTCTGTGTATTTCATTGTTCTTCCTCCTTGTGTTTAGATAAGATTGTTGTTAATGCTATTGCTGTTCCTTCATTCGCAATCCATTTCCCTCTATAGAAACCAGCAAGTCCTAAATCTTCAGCTTCGTAAGCCTTATCAGCTTCTTTTCTGTTTTCTACTGCAGATAACTGCAATTGTTCGATATACTCTTTAATCTCTTCTCTCATAGCTTCCATCTCCTTTTACTCGCACTCAAAATCAATCATGCAATCCATATCGTCGTACTTATTTATGATTACATCTGCGTAATCATCAGTATCTTCACTAGTGTATTTGTTTATATCAAAAACCAATGCACCGCTAACATTTGTAATTACTTTTCTATCCTCTTCAATAAGGTCAAACAAATCGCTGCAAAGGTATACTTCTCTTACTTCACTATCTGTTTCGTGTCTGCTGTAAACCTCGCTAGCAATTTGATCTAAAATTCTATCTGATAATGTCATCCTCATTCTCCCCATCCCTTTCCAACAGCCCCGCCAGTTCCTCGCAACTCCCTTCAAAGAGATCGCGCCCATCTGGTAGCTTGAATATGTGATTATCGATTAATTTGTTGATTAAAACGTCTTGCTCCATGTTGCCTCCCTAGCTGATTTGTTTCTTTCTCTTACTTCCACGCTTGTCCTTCGGCTTTGTTGCCGCTGCATATTGAGTCATTCCTCTTTCTACCCTTTTGCGGTAGAGGTTTTCACTAATTCCATTTTCTAGCGCTATTTTTATAAATGCTTCATGCCCTTTTGATTTAGTCGCTGCTTCAATTTCTGACATTCCACTTCTAATCCTTCTGTAGAAAGTAGAAGCACTAATTCCGTTTTGCTCAGCGATGAATACCAAAGGCCTGTTACTTTCTTTTCCTTTTTTATTTTGGAGCGGATCCGTTATAGCGCGTTCTACGCTCCAATGATATCCGTATACCCTTTGATTCACGTTAGCTTTTGATATTCCGTTACGCGCTGCAATCTTATAATCTTTATCAGTTGGAACTGCTTTGTATTTCATAACGTCTCCTCCTTATCTTTCGTTGAATGACGTCTTCTTTTATTGATTACTGGCGTTGTCGCCGCACGTTCAGGATCCCATTTCTTAGTGTTACGTATTCGCGACATGTATGTTTGATAACAGACACCATTTTCTTCAGCTATTTTCAACCAATCTTTCTCAACTGCACTCTTTTTTCTTGTAGGTTTCGTTGCCGCTTTTTGATATGGCCACTTTAATTCCAATCTGCTGTAGAAAGTCCTAATATTTATCCCGTTTTTCAAAGCTATCTTTTGCCAATCTCCATGCTTCCTTTTATATTCATGCCTAACCGTTCCAATAGGTGATGTTATTGCAACTTCTACATCCCAATCGAAGTCATACACCCGACTTTGTAACCTTTTTCTGTTTATCCCGTTAGCTGCTGCCCTTGCATATTCCTCATCAGTCAACCATCGATTTAAAGCCATTACCTTTTCCCTCCTTAAATAATCTCTTTTAATTCACCGTTTTCATCGTAGCGATTCCCTTGCTTACCTGGTGGCTTCGTGGCTGCTAAATGATAGGACCAACCTCTCTTTACTCGGCTATAGAATGTAAAACGTGATACGCCATTTTGTTCGGCAATTTGCATCCAGTTTCCATGTTTTTTATCAAAGTTCACTTGCTTTGTGCCAAGGGGTTGCGTTGTTGCTCTTTCGATATCCCAATCGTATCGATATACCCGTTCTTGCAACCTTCTTCTATTAATCCCATTTGATTCAGCCTTTTTATAATGCTCGTCCAAGATAAAGAAGTTCATCACCATTCCCCTTTCTTAATCCAATGCCATTATTTCTGCTAACGATCTATCTGATATATAAGTATCAATAACCTGAATCCGTCCGTATTTGTCTTTAGCCATCCCTACGGCTTCGCTCTCTGACTTCGCTTCAAACCAACGAAGCTTCCACTTTCCATCCATGTCATAAAACTCAATTGCATACGTTATGACGCTTGTGTCACGTTGCAAGAACTTATCCGATGTACTCTTTGCTGTGTAATCAAAACTCCCGACAACATCCTCTAGCGTTAATTGTTTCATGCTACTTCCCCAGCTTTCGCTAACTGTTGTAATCGATATGTTTCCTTCAGTCGCTCAATTACTTCCTGACGTCTTCTGTCCACTTCTTCAGGACTGCGATTCCCTGCTTCGCAAATACATGTTCCAAACTGATACATACCCGTTCCAATGTCGTTCTGAATTACTCCCGTTCCCTTACATGCACACATCTCAATTTCCCCCTTTTAAAATGGCAACGCCTTTCTTCTGTAATCCTTTGTTTTTTCGAATTTGATTGTTCTAAAATTATTAAGAATACGCGATACAATCCGTTCATCATATGCCTCGTCTAAGCGCTTCCCTGTGAGATTTGTCGTGAAGATAGTAGATTTTCCTTGCCTACCATCGAAAACATCGAATAACACCCTATTAATGAAGTTTGTCGCTTTTGTATTTGCATCTAACGCGCCTAACTCAGCTCCCAAATCATCAACTATTAATACTTCCGCTCTTACTAAACCTCTTATAATTGCATCTTCAGTTAATGTAGATTCTTTACTGAAAGTACTTTTGATTTTCCGTAGTAATTCGCCAACTGTGACGAAGACAACTGACTTACCTGCTCCTGCAAGTTGATCCGCTATAGCGTAAGCAAGATGTGTTTTCCCTGCCCCGCAATTCCCGGCCATAATCGTGTTAAACACTTTCCCATTGAGATAATCCGTTGCGATGACCTTGGCAAGTTCAAGATTCTTTGTTCCTTCATCGCTAGTAGGTTTGTAATTATCAAAGTTAGCTTTCTTAATGTTGCTATCGGCAATCATGCTCTGTTGGTGGAACATGAACTTCTTCTCATTTGCTTTATCTGCATCGTATTTTGCTTGTTCTTGTTGCTGAAGCTTCTTACTATCGTTTTCAAGGAAGCATCGAGGGCAAACAACTTGTCCACCGAACTTCATCTTATTCATGCCGTGCGTATCGCACACATCAGAATCCATAGTCATATTCACCTTTTTGGCTATATCGGTTGGTATTGCTGCCGCCGCTCTCTGCATTGTTCTTCGCTCCTTTATTTCGTTGGTATTCAGCTTCTAAAGCTTCCACATCACTTAAAGTCTTAATGTTTTTGTTAGCCCACTGTTTTAAGATGCCTTCAGCGTAATTCCATTTCTTCTGCTGTTTTAATGCACGTTCCATAGCTGCTTGTACAAGTTCTTCACTAGTATCATTAGCCCATTGCGTAATACTGTCAGCCACAAACGGATTTAGAATTCCGAAGTTATTTTCATAGAATGCGAAGACATTACTACTACTACTTTGTAGATTAGTATTTTGTTTATTAGTACTTAGTTCTTTAGTATTTAGTAGCAGTGGATTTTCCACTGGTGGTTCGTCCACTAGTGGTTTTCCCACTGGTGGATTTTCCACTAGTGGATATTCCCCTTGTGGAACTTCGTATATAATCGTTTCCCATCTAATGATTTTTCCTTTTTCATCTTTTATTGGGAATCGCTTTACATATCCGTGTTCTTTTAACTCTTTCATTCCTGACTTCAAGCTATCCAATTTATCTTTTGCATGTGTAGCAACTTCTTCCATATAAAACACCCAATCGTCCGGAAGAGATAAGATATATGCCAAAATCCCTTTTGCCTTCCACGTTAATCGTTCATCACGAAGTCCTGTATTATTAATTGTTGTGTAATTTTTATCTTTACTTACTCTAAAAGTTGCCATCTACATCTCCCTTTCGCATACCGCAATGCCATCTTTAATATTTAGTATTTTGTATCCTGGATAGCGATCGGGAGTAATGTACTCAATCGCCTTTACTTTCATTTCTTGTTCATTTTTTGCGCCCTCGCTAACCCATGAAGGGAGGACGACTTTTGATTGATTTTTATCTAACATAGGCTTTCACTCCTTAACCTGCTTGGCTATATTGATTTTCCCAACCGATTAATAATTCAATTGCTTTAGATGCCAGTTTTGAATCAAAGTCATCTATATTAAGTTGCGTTTGCATATCTTTCTTTAATGTCACTTCTACGTCAGAGTCTTTAGTTTCATATCCTTTTTCTCTAGCTAATTTGCTGACATTCTTTATCTTGGCTTTTATCATCTTCATTTGTTTTTCTGATGCTTTACCATTACCGCCGCCACTGTTATTGCTACCTTGTGGTTTATTTGGCGATTGTCCACTGTTACCTTTAGGTTTAGGCTTGTCCTTTCCATAAGTAGCGCCGTTACCATCGTCATCTTCACCTGTGTTCAAGCTAAGGAACGCTGCTAGTGAATAACGTCTTGCGTATGTTATACAACTTCCTACTGCTTGTGGATCGTTCTTTACTGGCTTCATGGTTAATTCATCTGATTCTAGCCATTCACCAGTCTCATGTAATAAAAGTGTTTTTAACGTTACGTTTTGACCGTCACCGCTAGGTATTTGCATAATGCTTAACCCGTGTTTTGAAAGAATTGGTCTAATTTCATCTATAATCGTGTCTAACGTTGCGTAATTATTTTTAAAGAAAGGATTATCTGCATCCTTCGCTATTTTGTTAACCTCTGAGTTGAACAAAACTAATGATTTCGCTAATTTTGCAATCGATTCGCTTCTGTTCATCGGATTCTCACACCTTCGCTTTGGCGTAACGTGATACCATCCCATTGCATCCCATCTTTAACAGCTGCAAGCAATAACTTCTTATCAACCTTAGGTGGCTGAGGAATCATGTATTCTGGTGGTACAACCGCATCCTCTGCAATGTCTAAGCTTGCTGGGTTCTTCTGAATACCGACTGTTACGATTGTTCCTTTGATACGTTTTAAATCAGTTGCTGTCATTTGTTGATACAAGTAATCTTTTAATCCCTTACAATTGTTTTCTATTGCTTTTCTGCGCTCCGCTAGGCGCTTTTCTTCTGCTTTGATAGCATCTACATCAGCTTCAAGATTGCGGATTACTAACGCTGTATTTTGAACCTTATCTTGGATGGTCTCTTCAATTGCTTGTAACGTATCTGCTAATGCTGATGGATCTACACCATCCTCAATCATCATTTGTAACTCTCTATAATTAGAAGTAAGTTCATATAATTTCATTTTCATATCCTCCTAGAACGGCATTCCGCCATATGGTTTATTTGTTAAAACCGTTATTGCATAGTCGATATCTAACTTCTTTACGATGTCTTGTTCCTGTGCAGACATTTGTTTTAAAGTTTCGATTGCACGTTCTTTTTGCTTGTCTAAAACATCTTTCATTTCCAATTCCTCCTTATTTACTTAGAAGAAACGACTGTGTTATAATAGAGGTACAAATTATTGCGTCGTTTCTTGAACCAGTCGATTAGGGGTAATCGACTGGTTTTTTATTTTGTTTTGATTAATTCAGGGTTTTCGTAGATATTTCCGATTACTTCTACTTCCTCACCTTTGAACGAATTACCTAAACCAGCCAAATGATAGCCGTTATAATAATCTTTCCATTGAATAACCGACTTAAGAGTTGGTTGATTACCGCCAAAAATTATCGCTCCGGCACTGTAATCCTTATGTTCAACAACATCCCCTTCATAAATCTCCTTGCCGTTCTTGTCTTTTAAGCCTGTATATTGCATTATTTCAAAATGATTCGCAACTTCATATTCAATAAAAGACGTTCCAGCGTAATTACGTTCTTCTTTTTGATACACTTTTCCATCCATACCGATTAATAAATCCGGTGAATCATCATATTCCAACATGTCATATTTTTTATCCCACAATCTAAACTTAATTTCTCTCATCTCAATTCCCCTTTCTCGATGCTTTCACGCATCGGAATACCCAGGAACCCATTTACTAGGTGGGGACTAACATTAGATTCCTGAATATTCCGACAAGCAAAGGCTTGTCCTATTTAGCTTCTCTTTCTAATTGGTGTGCTTATAGCTCTTTCAATATCCCAATGCATAATAGTAATCCGTTTATATAAATTAACTGTATCAATTCCGTTTTTAACTGCTATTTCGTATTGTTCAGGGGTAACGAAACTAGGCGTTCTATTGTTTTTTCCAGCTCTGACTTGTAATGTTGCCGCTTTTCTTGGAGGCATTCCATTTTTCACACGTTGGTAAAACAAGTCTGTACTAATACCGTTTTTCTTGCGAAGCTCTATAATGTTTCTACGATCCTTTGTTATTCCGTTAATTGGTTTTGTAGTTGCTTCTTCGATGCTCATTCCGTACTTACGAACTCGCTGTCTTAGGTTATTACGGTTAATACCATTACTTTCCGCAACTTTATATTGCTCCTCAGTAATTTCTTTCATTTACCATTCCCCTCTCTATTTAGCTAGAGTTATATAATGGTACTTCTCGATTACTTTCACGCAGTTATGTAATTCTTTGGCTTTTAACTCTCGTACCATTTTGATGATGTTTTCTATTTCCTCTTTATCTTTTTTCTCTCTATTCGTCATCTTCAAGCCATCCTGCTCTCTTTGCTACAACATCAATTCGGTGTACCAGGTATACAGATAAACATATTGCCGCTGCTACGATTGCTAGTGATAATGTGCTTTCTTCCATCATTTAAACCGCCTCCTGTTCTTGTTCTTTCTTCAGTCGGTCTATGATGTAGGCTTGTCCTTTTGGTGTTACGTATGTTGTTGTCCACGTGAATGGCTCTCCGCTAGGTTTCTGTTTAACACCTTGTGCAATTTCGAAGTATCCTTTTTCAACTGCTGATTGAGTTGGTTCAGTGGATCGTTTGAACATTAAGTTCCATTCTCTAAGTTTTGCGAATAACTGGCGTTGCCCGATTTTGACATTGTGTTTAGCTGCTAACTTAGCAACCTCACTCACCTTTAGCGATTTATCCGACTGCATACACGCTTCTGCGAATGTTACCAACGGTTGTTGTTGCACGATTTGTTGTTGTGCTGCTGCAAGCTTTTCTTTCTCTTCTTTTAATTTAGTGAGAAGACCGATTGCGAAGTCTGGATTAGTTACCGCTTGTTCCAGGACTTGATCCGTCATGTATGCTCCGTGTTTTCGGATTGTTGGAAGTACTTCTTCGAACACCCATTTTTCGAACTGTTCTGCTTGTGGAAGTTTTGATTTTACGATTAAACGGTATAAGTTAGGTTCGTTGATGAATTTCTTATCAACCGTTTGATTTTTCCCTTCAAGAACCACTGGGCAAATCACCCACCCGTCTTCTTTCGTATGTTGCTTCACTGCTTTGTACGGGTCAGAATACCCAAGAGCCTTTGCAACATCTGTCGCTGGAAAGTATTCTTTTCCTTCTTTAATAAGAATTTCTAATTTACCGAATGCATTGTGCGAAAAATTTTGTAATTGATTCATTTTCTTTCCTCCCTACCCGATAAGTTTTGTATCTTTGATACGTTTTGTATCATCAAAGTCATTAAAAATGTCTGGGAACAACTCTGTTACCCTGACACCAAAAAAACTTTGATATATCTTCATTGTCTTGACACTAGGGTTCCTTTCACCCTTTTCTATCTTACGAACAAATACAGTTGATAAATTTAACGCTTCAGCAAGTTCTTCTTGCGTTAAACCCCTTGATGTGCGTTCATTTACAAGTCTTTTCCTCATTTCATCACCTACCGTTTGATACGTTTTGTATCGTTAACTGTAGTATAGATGATACATTATGTATCGTCAACCCCTTTTGATACATTTTATATCTTTTTTAATAAAACTCTTTAAAACGATACATTTTGTATCTATAATGAGGGTATACTAATAATAATTGATACGGTGCGAGAGGGGATTTATTAAAATGACATTTGGAGAAAAGTTAAAAGAGTTGAGAGGCAACAGGACTCAGGAAGAGGTTGCTAAAGGTATCGAAATATCTAGAGCTAGATATTCTCACTTCGAAAACGATCGTAACGAACCAGACTTACAACTAATACAGAAAATAGCTGATTATCATAAAGTAACTACAGATTACTTATTAGGACGCGCTGAAGATTCACGTTTAACAAAAGAAGATGATGAGAAAGCAACAGAAATGGCCAAGAGGCTTGAAAAGTTAATCGCTGAATTAGAGGATTCGGAGCAAGATAAAGCATTAGAGCACTTAGAAATGTTTGTTCAATACCAAAAAGCAAAAAATAATGGTAAATAACAAAAAGACTACCAATAGGTTAGTCTTTTTTCTTTTTCTTTATTCTTCTTTGTAGGTACTTGATACAGCCGACTTTAGTAATTTCTCTACATCATCGTTACCACTCTTTAATAGCCATTCAATTGCCGCCTGTTTTAATAATTGCTCTTTTTTCAT